TTGTCAAGTCCGCAAAACTGAGAAGCGTTTCGCTTAGAGGGATGCGTTATCGGGGAAGCGTCAGGTTCAAGACGCTTGCCAGTTGGTTCAGGTCAATGCCACGCTCTTTGGCGAGGTTCTGCGCCATCGTTCGGAGCTGTGCTTCGTTTTTGCCCTGAATCAGGTTCAAGCCCTGCATGATGGGTGCGCTCTGCCCACCCAACTGCTGGATAAGCCCCATCGGGTTCTGCCCGGCACGAGCTAGATTTGCAAGCTGCATGATAGGGCTGTGAGTAATCATATCAAACGGAGAGGGCATCGCTTATTCTCCTTTCTTTGCGGTGGCAGCGGGCTTAGAAAAGCTCTTCTGCCACTTTTCCAGTTCATCCAGCCGGTGCACGAGGGCATTGTACTGCTCAATAGGCACATATTGCTGTGTCGGTGCAGCGGTCTGCTGTGCCTGCATCTGCCGCCACGCTTCCGGGCTGTAAAACTCTAACACGTCAGATTCACAAGTGCTTGGATTCAGACGTTTGCAGTAGATGACACCACTACGCAAATCCGGGCAATACGTCCATCTTCCGTACAAATCAGATGGAATCGCCAAAAATTCTTCCCTGCTGGAAACAGGCCTTCCAAGCAACCAACCGCCATCTTGTGCCGACTGCTGAACAGGCTGATGCCCATTCATCGGCTGCGGACGCTGCGGCTGTGCCTGTTGCATCTGCGTGTTCGGTAGGGGAGTGGTAAGGCCTACCGTTCCCATGCCGCCGTAAGGATTAACAGGCTGCTGCGGAACGTAAGGCGTTCCGGGTGTCGGATAATAGCTCATAAAACATCCCTCCTTGTGCATCCAGTGTACTGCATTGGCAGAAAACGAAAGACAACGAACGCCAAACGAAGGACAAAAAAGAAAAGCGCCCACACGGAAAAATCCGCATGAGCGCTTAACTATTAAGGGCCTCACATTGGAAGCGAAAATAAAGTATCACATTTTGACTTGCAAGACAAGAGTTTCGACAAAACAAGTGCAAATAAAACAAAATCCCCCACTTTGCCTACAACGTACCCCGCGTGGAACGCAGGGCTTCGGAAAAGCAGGGGATTTTTTTGTAAAATCAAGAGCGGAACCGCCCGCAGGCAATGACGCTCTCTACAAAGGCCGTAGCCTTTCAAATCATAAATCGTATGGCGTATAATACAAAGACGCATATACCGATAAAACTACGCCTATAAATGCACTATGCCAAAACGGAAGGACGGCTTTTAGAACACTTGATGTCGCCCCAAAAATAATCAGAGCAAACAAAACACGGGACAAAAAGTGATATATTTTATTTGCCATAATTCATATAAAATCGTCTCCCGCATGGTACGCACTATAAGTAGGCGTGCAGGAGACTGTATCATCTTAAAAGACCCGCCATGATACGCATCGTTGAGAGGCTTAGCGGGTTCAGATATCCACCCTAATGCGCTTCTTCGAGAGGCCGGGTGGATTTGTTGATATAATTATACCACAATCCGTGCAAAAAGAAAAGCGGCAGACCCGAAAGCCTGCCGCTTCAATGCGTTTCGTGAGAAATCGCATCCAATTAAGATTATGATATCACACATCCAGCATTTTTTCAATGCTTTTCAGCCGATAGCTTACCGCCGTCCGGCTGTAATGCGTCTGTGCTGCAATGTCCGGCAGCGGAAGCCGCTCAACGTACCGCAAAAGAGCTATCTTCCGGTCAACCCTCCCAAGCGGTGCGCTTTTGATGGCGGCGGTTATCTGCTGTCGGTCAAGTCCTTGCAGCGCAGCGGGCAGCACTACGCGAGCCGCCGCCACAGGCAGCACCGAGCCAGAAAGGCTGCGGCAACTCTCCGGCGTTGCGCACCATATTGCCAAGCACGGTAAACCGGTGACATTTTGTCACCATTTTGTTGGCATTTCCGAGATGGTATGTTTTCGTGAGGTCACGAAAACGTCCGTGTGCGTATGTAGTGCTTGCCATGATATCCTCCTTACTGCTTTTGCAGCGCCGCTTTCATGCGGTCAAAGAAAAACTGAATCACCGTGCCGATGGTCTCATCGGTGATGGCCCACGAGATAAATCTCCCCCACTTGCTGGCGCTGAGGGCTGTGCGGAGCATCTGCGCCACCCACGCCTTGCGCTCTGCGCCGCGCTTGGTGCCCTGAATCTCGTGCTCTGCCTGCTCGATCAGGTCAAGCACGGTGCCCTTGACCGCCGCGCCATAGCCCAGCCGGATGCAGCCCAGGGCGTAAAACACAAAGCCGCCCAGCATGAGCACAAGGGCCACAGGGGTGGGAAGTGCGGTCAAAAGGTTACGAATCGCTTCCATGATTGGTGACTCCTTTCAAAAGATAGTTGTCGATGTCGGTGCGGCTCTTCTGCATCCCTTCGCGGTTGTTGCCGGACAGCTGCGCGTCCAAAAGGTTGCGCACCCCGTTGAGGGTAAGACGGCTCACCTCGTCGATTTCTTCAAAGCGGCGCAGGTCGCGAGCGAGGGCTTGCGTGTGCTGAAGCTGGCCCTGCTCTAAGGTGCCGATGCGCTTGTCCAGCTCATCCAGCCGCTTGTTTTGCACGTTGTCCGGCTCCTGCGCCTTCTTGATGTACTTGTGAATGATTTCCAGCACCTTGTCGATGGTGATGGCAGCGGCGCACAGGCTGCCCAGGATGCCCAGCACCCACAGCAAAGCTTCTTTTTCGGTCATTTGCCCTCCCGAAGACGGGTCAGACCCTTCTTGCGGATGATACGGGGGTAGTTGAGTGTGGTCACGTTGAGGTCAACGTTGCCGGAGATGCCAGGCACGCGGCCCTCGCTGGTGTGCTGGTGGGCAGTGTACTTGAAATCCACCTTTGGGGTCTTGCCGGTGTAGTCCGCCAGCCATACGTCCCACCGCCCTGCAAGCCTTGCCATGTCCAGATGGACGTTGGCGTAGCTCGTGTAGGTGTAGAGCTGGGCGTAGAACCCCATCTTCTCAATCTGTTCCAGATGATAGGCCGCCAGATTTGACAGGTCTCCATAGGGCATCCCGGCAAGACTCGGCGATTCCAGATCCACTGCCACCGGCATGGTCATCTCTTTCCCGACCAGGGCCTTCCGCAGCACGGCAAGCTCCCGGTCTGCCAGCTTCTCGCAGGAGGCGTTGGTGTAGTAGTACACGCCCACGTCCAGCCCTGCCGCTTTTGCGTTGGCATAATTGTCCTCGAAGGTGGGGTCGATGTAGGGCACACCGTTGCGGCTCCCTACGGCCCGCAGCATCACGCCTTTGTAGCCTGCCGCTTTTACCTGCGCCCAGCCCTCCATTTTGATTTTTCCTTGCCAACGGCTCACGTCAATGTACCGGTAAGGAGGCTCTCCCGCCCACCCGGTCACGGTGTCCACAGTGGGCACGTCCGGTGCAGGAGCAGGCTCTTCTTTGTCAGCGCTGTCACCGGCAGCGCGGGAGAGGGCCGCCAGCAGCTTGGAGATAAAATCAAAAAGTATGTTCATTTCCACGCTTCCTTACTGCCCGAGGGCTTTTTTGATGGCTTCCAGGTCTTCAGCGGTTAGGGCCGGGTAATCCGCCGCGATATCCTCAAAGGTCTCACCAGCGGTCAGTCGGATGCGGAATGCCCGCACCATGATGCGGAGTTTCAGGTTGTTCAAAGTCTTCATAGTTTTAGCCTCCAATTAAATCAGCCATCATAAGCACAAGGTCGTCGTTTGCCGCTTCCAGAGCGTCCATGCGGCCCGGCACGGTTTCCAGCTCTGCCTTTTTCTTCGCTTCGGCGGCAGCGGCTTCTTCTGCCTTTTTCTTGGCTTCAGCCTGTGCGGCCAGCTCTTCGGTGGTGTACAGCACATACCGCTGCACGTCTACCTCTTCGTCGTAGGCATCCTGTGCGGCCACGCCAGGCACGTCCACCACCTTCCAGCGGTCCCTTCCGCCGTTGGGGTAGGTCTTGTACTCGTAGTGGCTGACCTCTTCCACGCCCTCCACAGCGTCGTGGCGGACAGTCTGGGTCTCCTGCTTGAGGTAGCCTTTCGTCAGGTCGGGGCTGGCGATTTCTACGCCGCTACTGTCAATAATTTTCATGTGTGCTCCTTTCGGTTATGCCACTCTGCGCCAGATGTACGCGGAGTAGTAGGGGTTGAGGATGTTCATAGGTTCACCATCACCCGTAGTATTCGTTGCCATTCCGTAGCATTCGTATCCGTTCTGGTCGGTTGCCTGTGATACCGATGTAATATAAAACTTCCATTGTGGTACAGTCATTAGTGTACCACTCACGTTGGTTCCGATATCATGCGCGTGTCTTGCAACTTCTTTTGCAGACTGTCTATGCGTTGCACTACCTCCCGTACTTCCTGCCGGGTAGGTATCGCTTGCACCCATGATAAATTTGCCCTCAATCCGCTCCCACGTCCCGCCGTAAAGCTCTGCCGGGCTGGTTGCGTTTTCGCTGATGTACAGACTGCCCACGGGGTGGTCTCGCTCGACTACCGCCGCAAGGACTTGCTGATAGATAGCATAGGCATCAGGGCCAATGCCATTTTTGAGTTCTCCTAGTGCCATCGTTTCTCCTTTCAGGCGGTACGAAGCCAAGTGTAAGTAAAGTATGCCGGGGGTTGAACGGTAGTGGAAGCGCCGTAGATGGGGTTGGAAAGGGAAGCGTCAAAGATGACATTTTCTCCTCCAGTATTTGAAGCAGAATTGGTTACAAGCTGAATAGAATTTAATGTAGTATCGCTTGTGATAACTTTAAAAGCCTTTTCAGCTTTTTGCGTATCGTTGTACACGGAATCAGCAGAGTTTATAACCTTTCGTTTGGTATATTCGCCTGTAATATTCGGCAGTCCTGCCTCTACCGTCGTACCAGCTGGATGCGTATCGCTTGCACCCATTAATGCCCTGTCTTGCGCAATCTTTTCCCATGTGCCGCCGCCAAATGTTACGGACGGATTTTCATGGCTGATGGTCTGATAGATACTGCCTATAGGATGTGCCGCAAGCAGGAAGTTGGAGTAGATGGAGCCGTCACCATAGAACTGACCACCATACTTGATGGGATACCACCGGGCAGAAATTTCCGCAGTCGGAATGTTGTGCGCACGGATACGGATAGCTCCGGTTCGAGTTTCGGGGTTTACAAGCATAGCTTTACCGGCTACGTCTGCGCTTGCAGGGTCGATGCTGACAGATACTACAGTCGTGGACGTAACATCAGCTGTAATATCAATGTAATGCGGATACTCTGCAACTTCTGTGTCCGTCTGCCACCCCGTGATCGGAATAGAAAGATCATGTGGAACGACGGAGTCTGCTTTGCCTGCCAGAGCATCACCGGTAGCCTTTGCGTCGGCAGGGGCGTTTTCGATACTCAGGGTCTTATCGGTACTTGCCTTAGCCCCGGCCTCTTCCGAGTATTTCTTTGCATTGGCTTCACTGGTTGCAGCGGCAGATGCACTGGATGCAGAAGCATCAGCGGATGCAGCGGATTCGCCAGCTTTTGTGGTTGCAATTCCGGCCTGTTCAGTGGCAGTAGCAGCAGAAGTAGAAGCTCCGTCCGCTTCCCGTTTTGCATTGGCTGCGCTTGTCTCCGCGCTCTTTCGAGCTGCTTCGACCGCTTTAATCCAGTCCTCTTCTGTGCCAACATATCCATGCTTTACAGCAATGGCATAAGCGCTATAAGGGCCGATTTCAATTGTTTTGCTCATTCAAACGTCACCTCCAAAATCCCAGAGCCGTTGTCTTGCATATTTACTTCTGTCAAGCTATCGCTTTTAACCATATAAAGAATGCCGTTTTTCTGTTCAAAGTTCATCCAACCACCTTTATTAGCGCTTTGTTCTGCAAGGCGAGCGCTTTCAGCGGAGCTTTCGGCTTGCTTCTGCGACTCTTGTGCGGACGTTTTAGCATTTACTTCGGACAGTTTTGCATTCAGCTCTGCTTTTTCAGCGGCAATCCTCGCAATGTCTGCGCCTGCAACATCTGAAAGGGCGTTCAGCGTTTCAGCATTCATAGGAGTGCCTTCAACGATAGGCTCGTCGTTGCGAACCAGTGTGACAACTTCCGATGTGCCGTCAGACTTTTTCATTGTCCATCGGTTCGGATACTTTGCTTCTCGGTCAACAAAGTGCATAGTAAGGTTCACCTCCACAGACCGGCTCTGAGCAGTAGATTAGATGGTTATTGGCTATCGTTTCGATATCAAGTAGAATTTCTTCGACCTGATTGATAATCGTATAGTGCAGGTAATTGAGGGAAGCGGGGGTTTCGGGGGTATCATTCTTGCCGCTGCACAAAGATCGAATTGCTTTGATATTGGAAAGCCAACGAGAAGCATCCGAAACAGTCAGGTATCCATTTACATCCCAATCGGTTTTTACCGAAACAGATGCGTTCAAGATGGATGCAATCTCTTGGATTCCACCTTCAATGCGGTTGTAGTCCATATAGCTCAGAGCGCCCTTCATGCCAGCGGCCCATTCTGCCTGCTCTTTCTCTGTCCACGTTCCTGCTTTTGCTTTCAATGCAAGCGCCTTGACTTGCGCAACATCATCATCGGTTCTGTCTGTGATCCACCGGGTCAACGAACATCAGCTCCTTCCAAGAGATACCCTTCGACCGTCCCGTGAAAACAGCCGGAATACTGATAAGAAAAGCTCGTAGTCAACAGTACAGAGGAATAGCCAAACTGGTGATGAACAAGAACATAGTCCAAAGCGTCAAAATGTGGGCTTGCACGATATTCCAATGTGACCTTGCGGCGGTTAGAAAGCACCTTGTATGCTTCTGTCAAAATATTCCTGCTCTGGCTGAGGACGCTTTGAGACAACATTTCATTGCTAACAGTTTGTGTTGCTCCGCTCCCTGTTGGGTTTTCTGGGTAAGAATACGTTTTGCTTGTAGTGCTCGAACCATCGGAAGATTTTACATCAATCGAACAAGTCACATTTTTCAAAGGGGAAGAGAACGCAATTTCAGGCCAGTTGAAGTTATTGACAATGTCGATTTCACCGGCAAGGTTTGCTTTTGCAGTGGAGATATCAGGAATGCGTCCAATTACAATCACACCTTCTCTGGTTTGATATGTTGCCATACCAGCTGCGTTAGCAACCATCTGCAAAATATCCGAGTCCTTATAATTGCTTTTGTCCTGACTTGTGATATCTGTGCTATAATTTTTCAGTTCATCGGAAATCTGAAACGTTGCCACGTTATCACTCAAAAGTTCCAACGCATCGTAGGCCATCTCATAAAGAGTGCCATACATTCTTCCTGTATAGTTAGAAACCATCAGATAGCCAAAAGCATCACGGGCCGTAAAGCTTGCTTCAATGCTATTAGAAGGAACACTCCACTCAGACAAGAAGAACTTGCCGCCTGTAATCCATTCTACCGTTCCGTCCAAGTCCATGCCGTACTCCACAGAGATAGGCTGGCGCTCATACAGGTATTTGTAAAGACCTTCCGGGTTGATCGGGTTCCACTTTTGCGTGCTGTTATCCACCGTAAAAGTGATGCTATCATTCGGGAGTTGGCCGCTGATCGGGTCTCTTGTGGAATCGTGCTTGTACGAAAAAATATCTTTCTTCTCAAACACAATGAACTGGCCCATCTTTATTTGCTCAACCCTTGCGCGACGATTTTCCAAGCACCACGACAAGATTTGAATGGAAATAGAATCGTAATTTGCAATTTCCCAGTCAATGTCAGTGGTGATAGAGGAATTATCCGACACTGTTTTTGTGGACACGACTGCGCTTCCAGAATAAGCGGTCAGCTTGAAACTTGTCGGCCATTCATTGAACGTTGACGACCATGTGATGGTAATGCCAGGAATGGTCACGGTATGAACTTTGCTGAACGAGAGCGTAATAATCGGGTGGTTTGAAGTTGAAACACAATTTTCGCTAACATAACCAGCCTCCTGAGATTTTACGCTTCTATCAAGCAAGGTATAATTACCGTCCAAAACAGTGAAATTTAATTCACCGGTAGAATATTTTGTATAAGTGTGAGATTCACTGTCAACGATAGAAGATACATTGCTAAAGAACGTTTCGCCGTTTGTGCTAGGAATCGCGTCTTCTTGCAAACCGGGTTCTGTAACGCCATAGGTGATGCGTACAAACATCTCCGGCACAAGCGTTTCGGAAAACTTGTCAAGCCACTTCTGAGAAGGTTGTACCATAGGCTATACCTCCACAAGCGCAATCGAGCAATCCGTCCAACCCATCACATTACCAGTTTTAGGCCCACGCCGCCACATACCAGATGTTCGGTCTGAAACGTACATCTGCCGCATGTCATATCCGGCCTTTGCCTGGTTATAAAAGCGAACAGAACAGTAAAATCGTGTCGTGAACAGGCTGAGAATAGCGGCCCACTGTTGTGCGGTAAGGTAGTTCCACTTCAGGGACACCTTTGCTACATCATGCCGCACAACAGAGCCAACTACTTTGCCTTGAACGTTTCGTCCAGAATCCACGATGGTGCTAGTGGTCGCTTCGTAAGAAGAAGGTTCCGGCAAGTCTACGCCATTTACCGTTACCAGTGCTGGGATTGCCATAAACCGCCACCTCCTTAGTAGCTATAAACTTCACTGCCCATCAAAGACTGCCCACGGGCGTTCTGCCGCTTCTCAACGGATGCTGTGATCTGCTTTCCGTCAAGGTAAATTTTGAGTTCCTTGCCACCGGTTAGTTCATCACCATACCGCTGGAAGATATCGAGGAATGCGTTGTAAGTGCCATTGTAAACAGATTCACGTATTTCCTCTTCGTTGATGTTGACATTTACGCTGGTGGTGCCGCCATAAGAACCGGAGGACGTACCATTGTTCTTATCCCATTCTTTCGTTCCTGGGTAAGAACCATTTTTGTACTTTTCCAGCAGTTCTTTGTACTGCTGTTCGTAGTTAGTTGGGTCTTTGGAATCGTCAAAGCCACTATTGGCCGCTTCTTGACGTTTACGTTGGCTTTCCGCACGACTACTCGCAACATTGTCAGCCCAATCATAAAGAGGGTTGCTGATATGCCCCCATTTATCAAAGGGATTAAAGAAATTGCGTGCGTCAATTAAAGCATTTATTCCAGCAACAATGCCTTGAATTGCCGTTCCGAGAACGCGGAGAATCCCCTCAAAAACAATCGAGAAGAAATCGCCGATTCCATACCAAAGATTAGACAGGAACGAAGCGATGCTCTTGTTCTTATTGGCAAAATTGACAAGAGCGCCAACCAACATGCCAATCAGGGAAATAACCAGCATAACAGGGTTTGCATCCATTGCAATGTTCAAACTTGTCTGAGCGGACGTTGCGGCCATAGCAGAAGGAACGAACTGACTGATAAAGCTAGAAGCCATACCAGCAATGTTGTTCCAAACACTGCTCAACCCCTGCGTCAGCCACTGCAAGCTGTTATCAGCAATGGACTTGATTTGCTTTCGCTGCTCATCATCCATTGCATGATAGAAATAGGAAGCGGCCCATGTGCCGAGCTTTTCAAGGTCTCCGTTAGAAATCGCATCCCACAGAGTGCCAATGCTGCCGAAGAAATCGTTTTGCAAGCTGGAATCAATCTGCTGCCATGTAGTATCAAGGCCGTTCAAGAACCCGGCAACGTAGTTGGTAGCCTGAGTAGAACCGGTGTTAATCAGCTCATTGCCTTTCCCCTGCACAGCATCTACAACGCCCTGCATAGCAGTGGAGACGTAGGGGATAGCCGAAGTGATGCCGTTTGCAAGGCCTTGGTCGATGTAGATACCAAATTGTTCAAATAGCTTGGAAGGGGAGTGGATATCAGTCTCAGTGGTGAACTTATCGATGACGGCTTTGGCAAGATTTGCAGCCGCTCCAGTTGCATTGCTGATTCCGCTCTGAATTCCTTTTACAAGGCCTTGCCAAACGTTTTTTCCGGCTTCATACATTTTTGCGGGTAGGGAAGCGATTGCATCTGCAACTGCATTCACCATGTTGGCAGCAGCTTTTCCTGCTTCAGCCGCCCAGTTTTCTACTCCATCCAAGAACTTTGCAAAAGATTCTCCGGCTGATTTGATATGGTCGTCCAAATGGACAAACCAATCAATCACGCTTCCGATATCAGAAATCAAATCTGCTAAGCCAAGAAGGGCATTGGCAATGAAGCCTTGATTCATTGAAACGTCAAGGCGTTCAGCCTCAGTCGGCCCTTTGCTAACCCAACGAACAAAAGTTTCGATATCCGCAATCAGGTCAGCCAAACCAAGAAGCGCATTCGGGAACAGGGTTTTATTCATCGTGACATCTAAACGCTCAGATTCACTGATTCCGTCTTTAATCCAACGAATAAAATCAGAAATGCTATCCACGATTTGAGCAAACCCGTCAACAAAGAAGGATGCCATGTTTCCAGCGTCAATTCCCAGCTGTTGAAAAGCGCTATGCCAATCGGATTTTAAGCCAAAAGACTCTTTTTCGCTTTCGCTACCTAATCCGCGAATCGCAACAGAAACGGCTTCAAATCCGATAACGGCGAGACCAGCTACAGGATGACCGCTGATAATCAATCCAATTCCAATTAAGGTTAGAGCCAAATCTCCTAAATCCAAGTCCAACTTCTTTACGACTTGTCGGATTGTTTCAAATGCGTTAGAAGCGCTTTCTTTCCATTCATCAGGCAGAAGGTCGAGAATTTGCTGTGCGAGTATTTTAATGGATTCTTTTAAATGCTCAATGGATTGTCCAAGTTTTCCTTCAGTAAGAGAAATATTCCATCCCTGAGAGAATCCAAGTGCAGCAAGCTCAATAAGGTCTTTTATTCTTTGCAGACCGATTCTGAATTTCTCGCTGTTCTGATACAAGTCCACAAAACGCCATACAATTAGTGCCACAGTACCAGCAATTACAGCAAGTTCAGGGTTGACAAGCCCTAACTTCTTTCGTAATTCTCCAACAACCTGCCCCAATTTGTAAGCTAACCCGTGGACATTGTTTAACTGGCTAAAAAGAAAATCAGCAATTTTCCAAGCGGCAAATCCGGCTGCAACACCTGCAATAATTGGAAGAAGTTTTTTTACTTTTTCCTTGATCTCATCAATAGATGTGCCAACATAGTTCTTGAACATATCGTAGCCGGACAGGTCTACATCGCCCAAGAGGTTGCCAGCAGATGCACCACTGCCAGAGCCAGAACTTCCCTGTGTGGGGTCAATGATGTTCAGCTCATCAAAACCCATCGTGTAGTCTTTGAGGGCTTTGGCAGCTTTCTTTGTCGAATCGGCTGTATCATCCATTGCGTCACCGATACCGCCAACGCTGTCAGCGCTCTTTGTGAAATCAGTGAACACGACCTTCACGCCCATCAGCTTTGCCACCCATTCAACAAACTCTCGAATGAGCTGCACAGCGGCAATCAGCGGGGGGAGAATGGATTTCAGGGCAGGGTAGAGCAGAGAGCCAACAGACTTCGCCAACATATCCAGCTGCGCTTTCAGAATTTTGATCTGGTTCGCAGGGCTTTGGATGGTCTGTGCAAGGTTGCCCTGTACGTTGGCAGTCTGCTTCATAATGGCAATGTAACGCAGAACCGCCTTATCTGCCTGAGACAGACTAGAAACCTGCTTGTTAAAACCCAAAGCAAGAAGCTCCTGCTGTAAGCGTGCCTGAGTCAGGTCAATGCCCAAACGGCGAATAGGCTCAATCTCGCCAGAGATTGCGGAGGACATTGCGGTAAAGGTCTCTGCAACGTCCTTGTTCCAATAGGAACCTTCGTCATAAGCAAGCTGAGTCAGGTTCTTGGACAGAACGTATGCTTTGTCGCTGGCCAGACCAAACGAAGTACCCAAGCTCTGAATGGTAGCCATGTAGGTCATCGCTTTGGTCGGGTCAACGCCAAGCAAGCCCTGCATCTTGCTAATGAGCGTATCGGCTTCACCGCTCAGATTGCCCATAGCATTATGAAACAGGTCTGTCGCTTCATAGAAGTCGTTAAACTTCGCAACAGCGTTGCCAAGATACTCAGCAACGGCTTTCAGCGAAACCAGCTTTGCCATGTTTCGCATAAAGCCGTTCATCTGATTGGACAGGCTAAGATAGCTCTTGCGCTGCTTTTCGTTGGCTGCGGTCACACGGTTCGCCTGTGTCACAACTTTGCTCAACTGCGGAGGGAGCTTTGCAAAGGCGTTGCCCACCTTGTCAAGCTGAGATGCAAGAGGAGTGAGGGCGGCGGAAATCTTCTGACAAGAGCTTGCAAAAGAATCAAGGTCTGTCGCTTTCAGCTTGTCGGTTAGGTCAGGAACCTTTCCGATTGCATTGAAAGCACTGCCAAGAGCTTTAAGGCTCGATGCGTCCAAAATGGACAGTGGAGCCAAAGCGTTAGTAAGCTGAGTAATGCTTCCAGACATGGAGTAAAAGTCCACGCCGTTCAAGCCAGACACAGCCGCAGGAATCTTCTTGATTGCATTCACGACCGTGTTGATGCTCTTTGCGCTTGCGGTCGTGTTGACGTTGGAAAGACCATTTAGAAAGCTGGTGATTTTGTCCAGACCAGACATTCCAGCGGATGCCTGTTTCAGCGCTGCAATGGAACCGGCCAGCCTGTCAAGGCTGTTCACAACCTTTGCCACGTTGCCTTTTGTCCGCAAATTAGAAATGGCGGTAGCGAGCTTGTCGATATTAAGCTCTGCGCCCTGCGATTCCGCAGAAATCTCTACGGATAAGCTTGTAATATCAACATCAGCCATCACTACCACCATCACTTTCCATCATAGAGAACATCATTCTCTTGATTCGCTCCTGCGCCTCAACTGCGCGTTGGTATTCATACTCGTCTTTCTCCTTTTGAGTAAGGGGAATCGGCCTATCCATGTACTTGATGGGGCTAGACCCTTTCTTACGGAACATATTGCCAACCGTAGAGGAAAGCGCAGATGCCATGTAAAAGCCGTTTCTCCACGCTTCAGCGTTGGCTCTGCGTTCCCGTAGCTCCTCTGCGTCACGGTAGACCTTCGCCAGCCAGACATCGCCGTACCAGAACTGGTCGTAGGTCATACCGATGGAGATGTAATAGGCTTCTACATCGTGGAACAGCTTGGAGAAGGAGAATGGCTCTCCCTCTCCGTCTGTTTCCTGAGATTGTGCAGTTACACAATCTCCCACGTTGCGTTTTTTGCGGTCTTGTCCTCAGTGTCAGTTGCCAGCAGAGACTTAGAAGCGTCCATGAACATCTCAAGCAGAATGCCCATCAAATCTTCCTTCTCCTCGATGTGCTGGAACATTTCGTCAACGACCTTGCGCTTGATGCCCTTGTTCCGTGCGATGAAAGCACCATAGAACAGGGCACGAGAGTTGGACAGCAGGTTGGTCATCTGGGTATACTGGCCAATCTGAAAACCTGCACGCTCGGTGGCTTCCACGCTGTCACGGGTGAAGGTCAGCTCATAAGTGTTCTTGCCATCGGGGGAATGAAAGTTGATAACCTTAGCAGCCATAATAAATGCTCTCCTTTATAAATAGGGGCAGAACCAAATCCGTTGTTCAGTTCTGCCCGGTTTGATTGATTCGATTTTTGCGGTTTAGCCGCCAGTGACAGTCAGGGTCTCGCTGAACTCAGGCTTCTTGGTGAAGATACAGTTGATGGTCATTTCCACAACCTCGTCCACGCCAAAGCCGGACAAGCCAACCTGATGCATACCCTGCCAAGTGAAGCCGGAGCCGTCCTGCATCTTCAGGGCGTAATACTTCACGGTGTTGCTCTCGGAAGTCTCATCATAGCCAGCGGCCTTGACCTTCGTATAGTCAGCCTTGTTGTAGTTAGCGGTGAAAGACTTGGTGTCGCTCTGGATGATGCCAAAGATGTTGACCTGCATAGGGTCAGACAGGGTGGTGGCATCCAGAAGGTTCGGCTCGGAGATCAGGTCGGGCACATCCTTGATGTCGCACAGCTTCGTCAGAGCGGTTGCGCTGTCGCCACAATACAGGGTGGTATTCAGACCGGAGATAGCAGTACTCATAGAATGTTTACCTCCTTAGTTTCGGTAAATCATTCCGTCCTCTCCGATTGTTGCCCCGTAGCTGCAATCAATCCGATAGACGGAATTGTTGTACAGCCCATTCAACGGGGCAAACGATTTGCGATAAAATTTAAGCGGTTCAAGAACAGAATCCACGATGCCAACAATGGAACGTGCTTCTGCAATACGCCCTGTGTTCTTGTTAGAGTAGACCCGCACACGCAGAGAAACGGCAGCGTACTTGCTGTGTCCAGCAGAATCAATGTGCACAGGAAGGTTGCTGTTTTCCTCTATCTGCACACACGGAAACTTCTTAACGTTGCTGTCGTTGATTTCACCAGTAACGAAGATGCCGGGCACTTGCTTTCGCAGCTCCTTAGCAACAGCCGTGAAGATAGAATTGAAATAATCGATCAACTATTCCAAACCTCCCTCCACGTTGCTTCGACTTGAGAAGCCATTTCCTCAACAGCTCCCCACATAGCCATAGCTGGCTCGTTGCCGCTGGTGTAATTCAGCTGGCCTTTACCATCCACCTGCTTAACAGGCGTACCAGCATTGCCGGGGTCACCGTAGTAGTACCATCTGCGGTTTGCGCCTTGTCCTTTGCCGTAGGAGCCATGCGCGCCAACACCAGGCGGTAGCTCACCGCCATATCCGTTGTGATGTGCGCCAGTGCCAAACTCGATAAAGGCAACTGCCTTGCCCTCGGCAATGATGGTGCAAGTCTTGTCTTTTTGGTTGATATGGCATTTCACGTCATTGGAGCCAGCGTATTCCGCATTAGCGAAACGCACCTTTGCGACTTCAAGTCCCAACCAAGAAAGACGAAAAGCAAACGCTCTAGCCTTTTTGTTCAGGGTGGCCTTGTACTCCTGTATCTGACGTTCCGCATCACGAAGTCCGGCATCGCTCAACCTCACTTTAATTTTCACTTGCAGCCACCTCTTTCAGCGCATACAGCGTGTCCGTAATATGCTCTGCGACCTTGACCACAGTGTAATTGAAGGGCTTTGAAACGTCTGTCTGAAACCAGACGTGTGTGCCTTCATAAAGCGGGGTGTTGTGCTTTTTGCTGGACGAACTGACAACGTAGCTGTAATCCGTGAACGTGCCGAAAGGGTTTGCTTCCGCAGCGCCGGTAGGCGGGCTGACATTCAGCATTAGCTTTGCGGGTTCGCTCCACGATTCGTATGCGGATTCGCCAGTCTCGTTTCCCCACTCGTCCACAACAGGCGTTTTCTCTCCGACCGGGTTTGAATACCACAGAGGGCGCTTATCCAGCGGGCTTCCATTGAACATCAGCCGATAACACCTACTCTCGGAACCACTTCATTCAGCAGGGACTGCGCCACATCGGAGCTTTCCCACACACGAGTAATGCCGTTGTTGGTGTAGCTCGTCTGTCCGTTTGCGCCGATGTGGTTGTACAGTTCCGCTGCAATTCGTACTTGCAGCGACTGATACTGCGAAGGCAGCTCGTCCGGTCTGTTGCCGAAGGGGTAGCCCTGTGCAAATATCTTGTCTTTGGCGAAATCAAGCAGCAGGTCGAAGAGCGGGTAGTCCTCGTCCGTGACTTCACGGTCAAGTGCAGGGGCGATGTACTGCCCAAGCTTGACTGCCGCTTCGGAATACTGGTCTCCCATGCTGCTTTCCTCCTTTCGCCTTAGTAAGCCTTGATGCAGTACACAGCGTCCATGCGCTCAAAGGACGGCAGGACGATTTCGGAAGCATAGACGTTGGCGTTGACCGGGTGAACGGTCAGCTCGGTGGTAATGGCAACGCCAGTGTTCACGATGGACACGGATGCGCCAGACTGACCAGACAGCAGATCGGCTTCCTCAGGGGTAGTGCCGTACCAAGTGCTACCCAAAGCACCGGAAGGAGCAACCACCACCATGCCGTCAGGCAGATACTTCTCACTTGAGCTGTACTGGTCTGCCTTGAACATCTTGTCGTACAGATGGATTGTCAGACCGGTTGCAGATTCGATAATCTGCCGTGCTTCAGCGTCCAGCAGAACGGCGTTTGCCTTTGCGGTGACGGTCATGAACCGATTCTTCACCTCGTCCGCAGCAATCATGTTGCGGAAAGTGGCAGTGTTCATGTACACTTCAGTCACGACCTCGCCAACGCTTGCCAGAACAGCGTCCTTTGCGGCGTTCAGGTCAGCAATAGGAGTAGCGGTAGTGACGTTCCACTTGGACTTTGCGGCAGAGACTTCCTTGAAGTTGGTGGACTTCCAAGTGCCGTCCGGGTCGTAGTTGTAGGTGTAGTTCACGCCGTTTGCCTTGATGGTGATGCCGGGGATGCCATTGGCCGGAGCCAGCAGCTGCCAGATCATGCGCTCAGGAACAATGCGTGCGCCAGTGATAAGCTGTGCGGTGTCATCGTACAGGCGGTTCATCACGTCACGAGCATAGGGGTCGTTGCTGTCCAGAACACGCAGGATTTCCTGACGGTCTTTCTCACCCAGATGGTAGCCCTCACGGAAGAACGGCATCTCGGTCTCATCGAACTTGAAGCCCTCACGGGTACGGAACGTAGCCTTTGCGTCAAATGCGCTGGGCATCAGAGAAACGCCAACGCCCTTGTGACCGCGCAGCCACTTCAGGTCAAGACCAGCCTTCTTCTTTGCGGGGAACAGTGCATCAGATGCGAAAGGCATCGCATTGGTGGGGTCATTCGTCCAATAGGCGGCAATCGCAGCCGGGGCAAAGACTTCCTTAAGATTCAGTGCCATGTTGTTTTACCTCCTATTAAGCGTTCACGCTGATGTTGTCACGGCAGAAGATGCCGGGGACGGCGGTCTTGAGTGCCTTGATTGCGTCAGCGTCAAAGGTGAAGCCGGAACTTGCCGCTGCCTTCTTGGTGTCGATAACACCACGAATCAGCAGGGAAGCGTTGGGGTTCTCTGCCGGGTCAACGTCATAAAGTAGGATGCCGTCAGCGTTGATGGTCTTAGAATCAGTCTCGCCAGCAGCAACAGCTTTCTTGCCAGCCAGCGTCATGGGATAGCCAGCCTTAACCGCAACAGTTTCGGTTACGGTAAAGGGGATGGCGGTGTAGTCATTGGAAGCAAGGATGGTATCGTTGATTCCGTTGACCGTGTTTCGGGTAAACTTCATGTTTTCCTCCTTGTTAATGGAAAGCACTCATTGCGTCACTCGATGCCTTAGAAGTATTTGCGTTCTGCTGTGCAAGGCTCTTAGCAAACGCCACACCTTCGCTGTCAGAGCCGCCCTTTCCATCCGCACCCGGAGGTGTGGGCATATCCTTCAGCAGAGAAGCCTTGTATGCAGTGTCGTGAGCGGTCATAAACTCCGACTGGAACTTAAACACCTTGTCCATGTCACCGTCAGCCAGTGCAGATGCAGCCTTGTTAGCAAGTTCAGCGTCATAACCCTGTGCAACGAACTTCTCACGGTAAGATGCAAGGGTTCTTTCCTTGACGAGGTTCTCCTTGTCGGCAGTCAGGGCTTCAATCTGCTTCTGCATCTCTGCCAACTTGTCAGCCTGTTCCTGTGCGGCATTCTCGTCATCGGTGCGCTTTGCCTTGAGCTGCTTCTTGTACTCAGCAGCTTCGCCATTGGCTTTCGTCACGGCGTTGCGCAGCTTCTCAACCTCTGCATTAGGGTCTGCAACCTTTTCAAGCGCAGAAATGATTTCATCGGCGGTCATGCCCTCTTTGTAGGCATCGCCAAGCAACACATTGAGTTTCATATCGTTAATTTCCTCCTGCGTTTTTTTACCGTTGCTTCCCTGCAACGCTGCGAAATTTGTATCCCGGCTTCCCTGCCGGAATATGCAAAGGGCTATTCGCCCTCTGTTTCTTTATTGATGCTGTCAGACTGTTCGTCCGATGTTTTGTTGGCTTCAACAACTTATTCAGGCTGTTGCTCCTGCGGTCTCGGTGCTTTCCCATCCTCGCCCAGCTTGCCAGCGGCAATCAGGAAGGGCTTGCTCATTTCGTAAGCCGCCTGCGGGTCGGGGAACAGACCGGGCGTAGTGAACGCCAGCTGCGGGTCAATCGGCTGCTGAATCATCTGCGCAAAAATCTGAACCTTGCTCTGCTGGTTATCGTACTGGCGGCGTGGCAGTTTGATGTTGATGTCACTTGCCATCAGCTTAGAACCAGCCGTATCACGCAGAATTTTGAGCATCACAGACAGGCTCTGACGTTCAGCGTACTTGAACATATTCTCGTACTGCTGCGCCCTTGCTTCGGTGTGATTCCAGCCATTACGGACGATGACTGCGCCCACGTTGTCGGACGTTGCGTTCTCGCTGCCAGTGGCGCTGGGCATAGCAGTCAGGCTGCGGTACACGTTCAACATGGAATCAAGCAAGGTCTGGCTCTGCTGCTGGTCAAGCTCGTTTGCAATCTGCGATACAGAAGCGGGCAGACCAGAAGTGGATTTCAAGCACATTGCGCCAAGTTCCTTCACTTGGTCAAGCGCGTCCTTGTCCACAAGGCAGTTGGTAAACACCATGATGGACTGGATGAACTGCGCCACACCGTCCAAACGGTTGCTTTCAAGGTCGTTGATGGCATCCAGCACAGGGATAGCCGGTTCAAACAGACCCATTCGTTCCGGGTTCAGCTTGTATTCGACCATCGGTAGCATTCCAAGGGAATGGTGTTCACCATTTCCTCCCTCGTTAACTACCTTGCCGTTGTCGATTTCAAAGTACTGGTTCGGCGTATACACACAAATCAGGTCGTTCAGGTCATTCTGATAATTGCGTGGGATGTGCAGAACATTGGCAATGGGCTTGTGTCCAATGCCGGAGTTGTAAATCACATACGCCATGTCCGGGTCGGGAACGTCCACCAGTAGGGGCGTTTCGTCCGGGTAGTTGCCGTTGTACCCTTTGTCAGGAAGAACGATGCGATATCCCTGTCCGCACTCCAACATCCACTGCCAGAGCCGCCGATCGAGTGCATCCTTGCCCTCATACTGCAAAGCATTTGACAGGCGGGCGATTTCCTCACCGTCACCAGTTGCCGTTTCAGACCGCACATAAGAGCAAGGAGTGCCGCTCATGTAGCCGGTGTAGAATCCCACGCACTCGTTGGCATGGTTCTCTACAATGCGATTGGTAATTTCAGCGTGGTACTCCTTCGTGCGGTGGAGGACAGGCTGACTACCCAAGTAGTAGTTGTGCAGAAAGCGAATCTCGTTCTTGTTCAGCAGGTGGATAGGGTCTGCATTACCCATAACTACTTTCAGAACATTCGCCCGATTGATTTCCGTCTCCGGCGTTTCAATCGGTCTGCGTCCGGTCAGTGGATTATTCAAAAAGCCGTCAACAGCTATCTGATACTCAGCCATGCGTTCCTCCTTTCCGGCAAAAATAAAAAGCGCAGCAAGACAAACCTATTAAGGCCTATCTCACTGCGCCAAAACTGCGCTTTAAACTTATTTTTGATACATGAAAATCGATTTAGGCTTCCACTGAGAAATTCTTTCAGATATATCTTTTACATGAGTATATCCCAAAGAAAGCATTTTATTTTTGCTGTTTTCCCCAGCGGTTAAAATTGATGCAAGAGCCAAATCACCGTGTCCACAACAAGAATTTATTGTATTAACTCCCTTTGATTTCAAACTCAATAATTCATCTTCAAGACACAAATCGCAGCAAAACCCATATCGAGTTCTTACGCAACATTTATATTCTCCAATTTTTGAACTACTACAAAACTTTTTTGCGTTTTCCAAATCAAGAGAACTAATCTTGCCGCTTTCAAAAAGAGCAGTTATATTTTCTTCTAACACACACATAATGTTGTCCTTTTTACCTTTCAGGAGAATGAATTATTTTCACCCATCCTTCCCTTGTGTCTCCTTCGATAACGCCCTTGCATCTGTCGCACTTGAAATGGTATCGTCCGTCTACTTCGCCAAGATAGCGGTTGCAGCGGACGTTCTTATAGATGGGATTCTGCCTGATACAAGGGCAACAGATTCTAACTAGCATGAGCGCTCCTTTCGTTGGATTTCTGGAAACAGGCTGTTAAGCACAGACCTGTTGGAAGCTACTGGAAAACTGTTCGCACTACCAGTCGTGCTAGGCTCTGACTTGTCGGGTGCCGAGAGCCACGATTTGCTCCAGCCGGGGCAAATCGCTGATGGGCACAGAGGATGGATTTGAACCAACGACCTTCGGGTTATGAGTCCGACGAGCTACCAGACTGCTCCACTCTGTGTCATGTACCCGGATTGATTGGTTAACCGCCGCTCTTTGCAATGTCATGTCTAAACATTGCATCGAGAGCCGGGAGTAGCGGTGGAGGATTCGGAGAATAGAAAGCCAAGCAAAGAAGATGGTTGTGCTGCGTAACGGAATCGAACCGTTGCTTGCCAGCTGTGGGGGAGACAGGCTGGCATTCCCCTTACAATTGGAAACGCAACATATAAAGCCCGGTGAAGGCGAAAGAGTGAGAAAACCTCCACCGGTGAAAGGAGGAATATGCCTATTGACGCCCAAGCAAGTAAAAATGACAAAACCTTGCTGCGCTGGGCTATTCCTTAGAGGAAGCTGCAAATCTTCCTGCGTACATTATAAGCCTTGCCAAGTGGTGAAATCAAATAAATAGACCCAGCGAACACAATATATTGTGTTTTCAATCAAAAAGGCCTCTTGACAGGCTCAATTTTACTGATTCCGTTGTACAATTCATCGGCAAGCTGTGCTAGGCTGTCCGGTGCATCATCATGCGGAACTTTGCCAAGCTGCGTGAACATCGTCACCTGTTCCATAAACGCCTTGTACTCTTTCGACTGGTGTTTTTCATCAAGGAAATAGAACCGTTTGATGTCCGGCGCATACTGGATGATTCTTGACAGCTTACTTTGACCACTTGGCGCACGCTGGCTACGAACAGAGCAGTGATAGCCTTGCTGCCGGAGCTGGCTGTCCACCACGTCACAATATTCATCACCGCCGTTGTTGGCTTCGCCGCGCACAACGTTGATTTTATGCTGGATGATTTTGCCCACGACTTCTGGTCTGGTCACGGTCTTATCGCCGTTATTGAACACGAGATCAGGGATGAACACAGCATCTCCGTACACATAAGCGATAGGACAGGCGGTGAAGTCACCGCCACCCCATGCAATATCCATGACCATGAGCTTGCGATCAGGCTCTCCATCAGGCAGAACGCCGTTGAAATACCGCAGTTCATCAGCAGGGAACAGCAGGCCTTCACGCACATAAGGTTTGCCCATGTACTTTGCCCACCATGTTGCATCGTCAATGCTGGCTTTCATGTCAGCGTAGTAGGCATCGTCAAATCCAACGCCATAGTCATAATTGAAGTTGCTGTGTCCGTTCTCGTCCACCGCAGGAATCACCCGAAAGCGGTACTTCGGGTTGTCTGCATACTGGTTCTGGATGCGTCCAAGAGGGTCAAGCACGTTCCAGCGTGTACCGACCATCAATTCCAATGCGCCCTGCTTTTTACGGTCTTTCAACTGGTTAAGGTAGGCGTCGTATTTGTTGTTCAGACGCTCAACATTCAGGCTTTCCTCCAAGTCCTCAATCAAGTCATCGCTGTACAGAACACCACCCTCGCCAATTTCAACAGCACCAGTCAGCGTGCCGCCAATGGAACGACAGGTCAGGGTGGGAAAGCGCTTTTTTCGGTTCAGGTCAACGCTTTCGTCCTTTGCGCTTTTGTCCACAAGCTGAACGTCAGGGAAGATTTTGCCCCAGTTGTAGGTAACAGGGTCAGTGATGATGGACAACACTTCACCATAGAAGCCGTTGGTCAGCTTGTCAGAGTGTCCGCTCATAACCGATGCAACGTCAGGGCGATTGCCCATCAGCCATGTGATGAAAAATATACAGAGCGTACTTTTTCCTGTACGCGGGGGCTGACTTACCCCAAGAAATTCTACACGGTGGAAAAATAAGTCCTCTAGGTCACGAACCAACGTCAAAAGAACCTTTCTTCTCGGCTGGTAGAACTTCTTCTCCGGCGCACGGTTCCATTCGAGGTAGATACAATAGCTGTCGAACACATCCTTTGCTTCAAACAGGTATGTCCGGCTAATAATGTCATAGACCTTCGCCACGTCCTCGCCTGTTTTCATCTTGCCCATCATGGATGCGCAGACGGAACGCAACTCACCAGAGTATTTGTAGGCATTGAACCGCTTGTCCTGAGACAAAGCGTCCCTCAGGTTCACCACCGCCTGAAACCAGTCCTCGTAGACCTGCGCTTCGGTCGGATTCTGCTTTGCATACGCTTTGATGCTATCAATGATAGCGATACACTGCTTTGGCTGCATAAAAAAATAGGCACCCCCTACCTGAAAATGTAAAGAGTGCCTACAACTGCACAAAAATCAAATATTCGGTTTTATAATGCTGTTTTTGGAAAATTATTTACTAAAATTCGTTTTAACGGATAGAATGTGCGGTTTATTTGACTTCTTCTGCAAGCTGGTTGAGCCTGCGTTTCAGTTCGTCCGCATCGTAGTACAAAGCGTCTGCGATGGCATTGAGAATATCAGGCTTGTCGGTGTAATCGCACAATGTTTCAATCAGTTTCAAGCTCTGATCTGACAATTTTACGGGTTTCATGTTGATTTCCTTTCGGTTTTATTCTCCAGCTTTGAAATTGTAAATGGGCTTAATGTGTTTTACAATATCAACTGTTGGGGAGATTGCGTTGATAATTTCCTGCGCTGGCTTATATGCCATCGGGCATTCATCCAACGTGGATTCATCGGCTGACGTAGTATAAATTCCATTCATTTGCTTTTGGTATTCCTCAACGCTGAATGCTTTTTTAGCCGCTGTTCTGCTATATAGTCTGCCAGCACCATGCGGAGCAGAGAAATTCCAATCAGGATTGCCCTTGCCAACACAGATAAGGCTTCCGTCTCTCATATTAAGAGGAATAATCAACTTCTCACCATCTCTAGCGGAGACAGAACCTTTTCGGATAATATCATCTGATTCGTCAATATAGTTGTGTACGGTTTCAAAGAAAGACGCATGGGTTAGCATGGAATTGATTCCAACACCGTCTAAAATGGTATGCATGATTCTTGCTCTATTCATCCTTGCAAAAGCCTGACAAATTCGCATATCATTAAGGTAGGAATCACGTTCTTTGCCTTCAAGATAGCACAGTTCATTCGGAATATCGGGGAACTGAACATCCAATTCTTTAATTTTTTGCGAGATTTCTTGTTCACGACCCTGCGCTTTCAGTTCTGCAATCACACGTTCCGTAGCTTCTTTTCTTTTGTTCTTTCCTTTGATATTTGAGATAGCTACATTTTGATGATACTCTGCGACTTGCTTCCCAAGATTTCGGCTTCCAGTATGGATAACAAGATACTGGTTTCCCTCTTCGTCTTCGTCCAGCTCAATAAAATGATTACCGCCGCCCAAAGTACCCATGCTGCGAAGAATCCAGTCAACATTATGTAGGCTATCTTTGCAGTCAAGCTGACTAAGGAAAGAATCCGACATTTTCTGCGATTCGTGAACATTCATTCCAGCCGGAACTCGTTCTCTGATTACTTTATCTAACTTTTTCGGGTCGATGTGTTCAATTCCAAGTTCAGCGACAAGCATTCCGCAGCCAATGTCCACGCCTACAATATTCGGAATGACTTTCTTGCCCAAGTTTGCCGTAAACCCAATTACACACCCGGAACCAGCATGAACATCTGGCATAATTCGAATTTTGCATCCGTCAACAAAGCTCTGATTACAAAGCGTTAAAATCTGCTCAGATGCCTTATCTTCAATATTGTCAGTGAACACCTTTGCGGACGCATATTTTCCGTCAATCGTTTTCAATGTATTCTCCTTTCTCATTCGGTTTTATTCTAGGTTGCGAACAATGTCACCTGTTCTGTTCAGCAATCCGATACCATGTCTGGCGGGTCACGCCAAGCTGTTTGGCAGCGTCCGTGACCGTGAGAATGCGCTTCTCCACCTGTTCATGGAGAACATCAAAGAGGTTGCGGTCATACTCGGTGGGCTTGCGGCCTTTATAAACGCCTTTCTGCTTTGCCACTTCGATGCCCTCTTTCTGGCGGTCGAGCATATTCTGTCGTTCAAATTCGTTGATGGCTGCAATCATCGTCAGCATCAGTTTACCTGTGGGAGTGCCTGTATCTAGGTTCTCTTTATCACTGGCAAGGTGTACGCCGTTAGCTTGCAGCGTTTCAACCATTTCAAGCAAGTCCTTTGTGCTACGAGCAAGGCGGCTGAAATCGTGGATAAACACGGTATCGCCCAGCTGAACCGATTTAAGCATCTTTTGCAACTCTGGTCTATCCATATTCTTGCCAGAGACCTTCTCAATAAACCAACGGTCAATGTTATGCCGCTTCAACGCTTCTACCTGTCGTGCTTCATTCTGTTCGACAGTAGATACACGAACATACGCTACGTTCATTCAGAATCACTGCCCTTTTCAATTACAGTACCTTCAACAAGGTATTTCCCAGCTCCAACGGTTCCAACATCAGGCTCAATAACAATACGATAATTCAACGCTTTCAAGAACCTAAACAAAGTAGAAAGTTTCATGTTATCATCTTGAAGTCTACGGTAAACAGCCTGATTAGAATTGTAATCAACGCTATCCGCCAACTGAACCATGCTTACACGCTGGTTCTTCATAATGTCTTTTACAATTTCGGATCCATTCGTTGATATCTTCACAGGCTTCTTCTTTTCCGCTTCATTTTTTCGCATTGTCATTTTCCTGTCCTCTCTTTCTGCTACAATTATAAACGCTTCCGTTCACATTGTCAAGAGCTTTTTCAATTTTACTATCACCAAGTCCAGATATTTCTGACGTCTCACTTATGTGACCGAATTATATTTACAGAATGTATATATTTTATAAAAAGAACGATACTTCGTAATGTGAAAAATCTGTTTGTAAACTTATTTATTTACATTCCGGGAGTGAACCACTATCAAATATCACACATCTGTGACATAAATTCAGATATATCTGATGAAAATTATACAAATTGGGCTGTTGACAACTATATACCAAGCGTCTATAATCTAAGACAGCAGAACACACGATGAATCAGCCAACAACGGTAGATTTATCCTTTGTGGCATAAAAAAATAGGCCGTCAGCCCCACAGACCAAAGTAGCACTGACGACCTATTCCACCACAAAACAGAAGCTGCGCAACCAAGGGCGCAGTCTCGGTTTCTGCTAATTATTATAGCAGAAGCAGACAGCTTCTGCAATAGAAAGGAGCAAAAAACATGAACTTTCCCACGACAACCGAAGAATTTCTGAAAACCCTCGCCCACGGCAAAGAGCCGACCAGCGAGGACAGAGAGTACGCAGAAGCGCTGGGTAAGCTGTCCGAACTGAACTACCGGGCAGGGTACGAAGCGGGGCGTAAAGAAAAGTAACATAATTTCGGCAATTCGTATGTATTATAAATTACATCGTAAAATCGTTTGAAATTATTTACTTCACAAGGAAAAGTGGTATAATATTATCACACAGAAAGGAGGTGAACGAACATGACTTTAACCAAGCACCGCAATGGCAAGCAGGCCAATGTGAACATGGACACGGCAACGCTGGAAAAGGTGGATAACTACTGCCTGACACTGGACATCAGCCGTAGCCAGTTCATGCGTAAGGCCGCTGCCGAATATCTGCGAAACCATCCGCTGCCCGATGAAAAAGAATAAGACGCTCGCTAAAGTTTGCAGACCGGAGCGAGCGTCTTATGAAACACTCAGAGAGTATAGACCCTCTTTGGGTTATTATACCAGAGATGGCCTACTCTCGCAAGATAGAAAGGTCAAATTTCTATGAATAATAATCTTGAAACCATCCGAATCTTCTCCGAAGATGTTATTCCCGTGTACGACACCGACACTGGCGAAAAGGTAGTGCTGGGTAGGGAACTGCACGAAAAGCTCAAAATCAAGACCCCTTATCACATCTGGTTTCCCCGTATGGTGGAATACGGGTTTGTCGATGGCACGGACTATTTCACGGAGAACAAAAATGTTCACCGTGAAGATGGGCGTAAAATGCCACAGGTTCAAATCGACCACATCATCAAGCTGGACATGGCAAAGCACATTGCAATGATTCAGCGGACACCTGAGGGCATGGAGATTCGCCAGAAGCTGATTGACCTTGAGAAGAACGCGGCAGTCAACCAGTTCGCAGGGCTTTCTAAGGAACTGCAAGCAATTCTTATGATTGACCAGCGCACCATGAAGCAGGAGCAGCGCATTTCTGCTCTTGAGAACACTATGACCATCGACTACAACCAGCAGCGTGTGTTAAAGCGTGTTGTGAACACAGTGGTTATCAACGCTCTGGGCGGCATGGACAGCCCGGCCTACAAGAGCCGCAGCGTCTCTCAGAAGCTGTTCATGGAATGCAACCGGGACATTCAGGACTGGTTCAACGTGAACAGTCGGAACAACGTGCCGAAGAAGCGGTTCGATGAAGCTGTCGAGTACATCAAGAAGTGGAGACCGTGCGCGAACTCTGTTATGTTGGTTCAGGTCACGAACGGCCAGACCCAGATGTCCATGTGAAAGGAGAACGGATATGATTAACGGCGATAAGTACGAAAATCTTGACGAATACATCAGCGACACTCTGGAAAATATGGAGTGGCTTTGGAGAACGCCTGACGTTGGAGAAACCTACAACGGGCGAGTGATCGCTTGCAACGGCAAAGAGGTTGCGTGCGGCTATCTCTCCTACGAAGCAGACGAATACGGTGATTTGAGACCGTACCTGTGCGACAACGGCAAGATTGTCATGCATGACATTAACGATTGGATGCCGATGCCGAACGTGACCAGCGCATTGAAGAAGTAAACAGCCAATAAGAAAAGCCAGTGGTTAGAGAGCATCTAGCCGCTGGCTTTTTGTGTTATATGTTAATCTTGAATGGCAACCACTTCATAAGAGCTGTAGCCTGTGAATCCGCTTAACGGATGAAGCTCAAATGATGCTGTTTGCCCCGAAGCAAGGCCGTCCATGATGTAAGTATACTCACCGCCAACAGGAACTTCATTGCCTTCGGTGTCTTTCATTTTGTAAAGGACAACGACCTTGACTGCATTGCTTGTAAACTGGCTGTTGTTCGTAACCTGTCCAGTGAATCGCAAATCATAGCCAGAGCCACGCTTAGAAACATTCGTGACGGCCAGTTCACCAGCACGGATAATCTGATTGGAAGGACTTGCTTCGTGAACGTTCCAGTCCTCTGCGCTTGTCGTATACTCAATTCTTGTCGGCTTAACGCCATCAGAGTCAAAAGCGATATAATCGCCATACCAATAAGAATCACCTTCGCCAACCCAGTCCAGCGTTTCAGAACCGGTCTTTAAGACGGAGCCATCTTCGCCGTATACCGTAACATTCAGCGAAACAAAATCGACCGCCCAATCGGTGTTTGGATTCTCAACCAATACAGCGTAGAACACATAGTATCTCGTTTTGCCGTATTCGTACTTGGTTTCAAGATGGCTATGGGATTCTTTGATTGTTATGGGTTGTACCTGCGTTGCATTGATTTCTTCCAGCTCAATAGGAGCAGACCATTCATCAGGCTTTGCAGTTGCCATTGCGCTAATAGGCATAGCAAGCATCATAGCCGCCGCCAGAGCCGCCGCAATGATTCTCTTTCTCATTTTTTATTTCTTCCTTTCTTTGGCGTGTTGCCTTTATCTGATTATAGCACAGTCTAGGCTCCGAAAGGGGCCTTTTTGTATTTTTTGGAATTTTTGGAGACTTGCACAATTGGATGGGTTTTGGTTTGTGAAGAAGGGGTGGGTGTTGGTAAGGGGAACCCCGAAAACGCCTTTTTTATTTTGGTCGGAGGAGACGGGACTCACCGCCCCCACCCGGGCCTCCGGCCCTATTCCCCCCGGGTGACCCCAGCGCACCCGGAACGGTTACACAGCACACAGGCAGCAGGGCAGACCACGCAAGGCACGACACACACGCCCGGACGATCGGACAGGGTGCAGGGCGCTGGACTGCCTGCGCAATGTGTCCGATAGGGCACGCCCAAACAGACAGAAAAAAAATAAACTTTTCCGTTTATTTTTTTGTCCAAAAGCCTTGACAAAATGAACGGAAACGTTTATACTATAGAAAGTGAACGGAAACGTTCATACACCACCACAAAACAGGAGGACAAAAACCATGAAAAAGACCGTTGATATTATGGACTACTGCGACAAGCTGTTTGCCGCTGACCTTTTCGCGGGTGTCGTGCTGGAAGAGGACTTTGACACGGGTTGCGACTACACATGGAGCGCAGCCGGTGACGACTGGGCGGACAAATTCCGCGCTGAGCTTAACGGCTACATCTCCGCCGGATGCTGTGCAGAGCGTGCCGCCGACTACCGCAAAGCCCTTGCTATCCTCGACGAGATGGAGCAGGCCGCAGCAGAGCAGAGCAACGCCCCCACCGCTCCCGACTATACCGCACTTGCTGATACCATCCGCGCCGAACTCAACACCCGCCACGATCGCAGCGCATGGAGTAAGGCCGTCACGTTGTACGCTCTCGACCTGCTGGAGGATGTGCAGGAGGGTGCGGACAATATGGAGCGCCTGCCCCTTGACGGCGCAGAGCTTGAACAGTGGGCACTTAACGGTGCAAGCTGTTGGGAGCAGTACAGCAACGGCGGCTGCTCACTGTGCTATAACGCCGATATTGCCGCCCGCGTCTGCACCCCGTCCGAACTCAAGCGCACCGACGGCGGCATGAACGCCCCTAACAGCCGGGAAACGTGGCTTGACGTGCAAGCCTGCGCACTGTATCAGGCTTGCAACCGTATCCGCACCATCTGCCACACCAATGGCCTGTATTGCAAGGGGGTGCAGTGATATGATCGCACTTGATGCAACCCAGTGGGCCGCCCTCTGGTATGTGGGCGGCATGATCTCCGGCTTTTTTCTCTGTCTGGTCTGGCTCAACAATCGGGCGGAGCAGTAAGGAGGCAAGACAATGACAAAAGCATTTCGTGCAAAGCTGCTTAAAGCTGGCGCATTAGATACTGCAAAATATCGGTATGCTGTATATCACGGCCACGCCTACGACGTTATTAAGCGAATTAAAAAAACCGAAATCCGTTCTTGGAACGCCGAAAATGACGAATATTGGGAATCTGTAGAATACATTTGCTATTAAATGAGGTGTAAAAAATGACGACATTTGAAGAAAAAGTGAACGCATACCGCGAAAACAAGCGATTGATAGAAGAGCTTGAAGCAATGAACGACGCAGTAAAGGCTGAAATCATCAACATGATGCACGGCGCGCCGGAGATGGTACAGGGCACTGCAAAGGCCATATATAAGGACGTGCAAAGCGTCCGGCTTGATAGCAAGCTTTTACAGGCAGCGCACCCAGATATTTATGCTGAGTGCAGCAAGCGCACCACATACAAGCGGTTTAGCGTGGTATAAAGGGGATAAATAAATGTATACGATTTTTTACGGTATCGGTTTCACCGCTGCTAATGGCGGTTTTTATGGGCATAAATGGATAGCTGAGGAGCTAACCAGCATTGCAAACGGCGATTATGGCGAAAAAATGACCGAAAAAGAAATACAAGCCATGTGCAATGACATCAACGCACACGGCGGACACAACGGGTTTAAAGTTTGGGCGGAGGTAAACGCAAAATGATATTATCTTGTATCTTGTTTTTCTTCTGGTTTTTCTCTGCTCTGTTCAAAGCGTCCAAATAAAAAGCACTCCACCCGGTCAGAAATGGCCGGGCTTTTTCTTTTGCCTTGCATCTGCTGAAGGTGCAGGGCTTTTATTTTGCCCTGCTACAATACTGCAAAATACAAGCGTTTACAGCGCGTTTTGCATCGTCAATGCAACTATACCGCCAACGACACAAAACAGCGCACAAGGCTTTACAGGTGTTTTTCCTGCTATTTGACCCATTCAACCGCTCACGATACCAGACCGACACAAGCGGATATAATACCGCCTGCGCCACGCCGGACGCTGCACAAGTCAGCGCAGCCGCCCTATTATAATAAGGTATATAAGGGTGCAGCCCTGTTATGGATCCATGCCAGACGGTGCAGCAGACCGCAGACCGTGCAAGCCTAGCCGGGTAGTCCAGCGGCAGCGGCGCGGAACCATTGATGGCTGCCGCCGTATCTCTTTTCGGGCTTTCGCCCGATAGCCAATAGAGGTCAGCAATAGTCGTAGCGTTCCGGCTGGAATAGTCGTAACAGCTTTTGGAATAGTCGTAGCCAATAGTCGTAATTTCTCCGATAAAATAGTCGTGGAATAGTCGTAAAGTCATCAGATGACTAGCTTTTGAAAGTCCTATATATAGTATAGTAGCGAGCAGTCCGCCGATAGTCGTAGAGTAATAGTTGTAGCATTTTCTTGCGAATCATCGTAAAATAGTCGTGTATTTTTTGTGAGAAATAGTCGTTCGCCTTTTAGAGAAAGAGAGGTGCGATAGTCGCTAAGTCATCCGACCACTCCCAAAATCACCTCTCGTTCCAATTTCGCATAATATATTCCTCCGCTAGTTATATCTATTTCGTATAATAGCTGTACTTATTATAGTATACAGATATAGTTACTCCCGATAACCACGGATTATTTCGTATAATAACTCGTACCGTCCAATTCGATCTGTTCCTGCTCGATTTAATTCCCAGTAACGCACTATGGTATGTCATTAAATCCATAGTATTCTGCTATGAATAGTATATGCAACATTTCTACATATTCAACCAACTACAAAATGAGGTCAATTCTCCATGTGAAATAGTCGTAGTGACTGCCGGATTAGATGCTGTTACCGTTAGAGGTCACCCGGTCGGCGCGGTGCGCCGGACGATAGAGGGTGACGTAACGTAGAGGTTAGCTAGACGGTCTGCCTATATTCAGCCAATAAGAGCCTGACGGCAGATGCTGGTTACGGTTTGCTCTTCTGACTAACGGTATGGCTTTAGAGATAGAGGGTTGTAGGGAGAAAGAACCTTTGCGAAAGCATTTGGTTGTAATTTTCAGTTGTCGCAGTTGTCGCACCATTTTTGCGTGGGGGCCTCAAACAATTTATTTGTTTGAGGGGGGAGTTAGGGGGATTATAGGGGGTAATAGGGGTTGTAGGGGAAAGAGGGGGAAGAAAGGGGGGAAGATTGGTATACCATGATACCAACGCATACCATTCGTATCAACTGGTACGATTCGTATCGCTTGGTATGCAATAATCGCATCCGTTTCGTTTCATGCACTCTGCTTTCGCCTGGTTCTCCCATTGATCGAGACGGTTCCTACTCAAAATCAGACCTTGCCGTTTTCTCTCGATAAATAACAGGCGAAAAAAGCACGGAATAGTCGCAGAGGGTAGTTTTACCGCCTGATACCATTCCATGCTTTCTGATACAATAGTTCTGTAGCCGCACGAGCTGAGATTAGATATTCTTACTCTCTCTTGCCTTACGCAGACGCTCTGCCAATGCTTCACGCTGTTCTTCGCTGATCTCACGAGTGACAGGCGACCGGAACTTCACAAGACGTTTCGGCATCGAATAGGTCTTGGATTCCTTGCACCGCTTGGCAGACAGCTCCGCCATAAACTTGTATGTGTCTGGGAACTGCTCACAGAGCTTGTCCAGCTTGCGAATGTAAACCGGGTCTGCCGTGTAGATTTCTGCGGTATCTTCCGCTGCGTTGAAGTTGATGATAGTCTCACGTTCGATGTTTGTAAGGGCCATAGCTGTTTTCCTCCTGTATTTTGTGTAGTGAAAAATATTTATGAGGTTCAGACGGTAACTTTATCGTCCAAACCCTGTTATCTGTTTTTCTTGCCTATTCTACTGTGACGATACAAGCGAAGAAACGATGCTAAGCTACTATCACTCAATCGCTTCGTATGTTTTCTCGAAAATGTCAGGTTTACACGGGTAGATTTCGCCATTTACGCCACGAATGATATAATCGCCAGTCCTCGCAATCATAGTCCCTTCAAGCGTTTTAATCTCGCACCACGCAGGGTCATCGTGAAACTTTCCGAAGTCATGCGTGATAATATCATTGCTACTTACTGCACCCCAGAACCAATCTTCGCCAACAAGACCTCGTGCATTAAGCTTGAATGCCTCGATAACAACTGGCTTCTTGCGGTATTTCATGTTTATTCTCCTTTCGTTACATCCACACGCATTCTTTGAACTGCTGCGTTTCCATCTGGAACGTGATGTCCAGTGACCCCACGTTGCCTTCTTTGTTCTTCTCAAGTGCAAAGTGATAATGCTCTTCTGGTCTCTTTTGCGTTTTCACTTTCTGTGCCAGCAGGATGATTGCATCTGCATCCTGCTCGATTTGCCCGCTCTCTCGCAAGTCTGCGGCAGTTGGCGGGATACCTGCTCTTGCGGTCTCTCGATTAAGCTGTGCAAGTGCTATCACCAGCGTTCCTGTGGACTGTGCGAACTCATGTAGTGCCATGCTGATCTCCGTTACGGCACTGTATCGGTCTTTCGCTCCGGCTTGATGGATAAGCTGCAAATAGTCGATGAAAACCACTTTGGCTTGCATCCTGATAGACTGCGTTCTAATCCACCCAACGCTCTTACCAGCGGCAGAGCGGACGAACAGCGGATATTTCTTGATAGCTGCCAGCCGGTCAAGTTCGTTAATGCTGACGGTCTTGTTTTTGACCGTGTGCAGTGGTACGCCTAGCTGGTTTGCGATGATACGAGCGTAGAGTGTATCTGGGTCGGTCTCTAGGCTAAAATACGCCACTTTGCGTCCGTTCTTTGCTATTTCACAGGCAAGTTGCAGGGACAGAGCGGTCTTGCCAGCAGACGGTCTGCCGCCGATTACAACGAAGTTGCCCGGCACAAGGTGCAAGTTGTTATCCAGCACCCTAAGCCCTGTGCTGATATACTCCGGCTTATCATCCAGCTTGCGGATATAATTGTCTATGCCGTCACACATCGGGATGAAATCGCTTCTCTCGTTGTGCAGGTTGATAGCTTCTCCTAGCTGCTCATAAATGCCTGTCAGGTCTGCGTACCTGGTCGATCCATCAACGATCTGGAACGCAATCTCTCTGGCTCTGGACAACGCTGCCTGTTCCTTGACGATTCCAGCCCATCCAAGCATCATGTCATGGGTAACGTTGCGGATGAACTCTGCACCAAAGGCATCCAGGCATTCGCCCATTGCTTTCTTGCAGTTATCGTACCGCCCCATGACTTCTACCGGGTTCCACTTGTCGTTGTGTTCCCAATAGCCACGAATGGCAGCGAATGTATCACGCAGTTCAGGACAGAAGTCGTCGATTTTAAGGTCTTGCAGCACATCGGCATACTCAGAAAACGTGAGGACTGCTCCCAGCAGGATGTATTGGGTCTGATTTTCAATATTCACCGCAGAAAGTCTCCCTCGTCAGGCAATTCAGCCATTGTCTGCTGATAGCAACCGTTCCAGTCCTTTACGTTACGCATCCAGTTCCGTGCAGCAGCTTTCCAGTCCTTCATAGGCGACTTGCCGACTTTCCAGCCATTTGCCGTGAAGTGGTCAACAAACCGCTCTGCTTCCGCTTCCATGTAGCCATTCTCGGAAAAGTATTCTTTGGCTTGCTCGATAGTCGGAGCTTTGAAGCGTTTTACTTCGTTGGTATTTTTCTTTTCACATTTTTCTTTTTTATCAGATTCAGATACAGAATCAGATACAGATAAGGCATCGTTTGCATCCATTTGCATATTTTGCATACCAGCGTATGCGTTTGCATCATTGGTATGCGTTTGTATGCACTTGCATTTTTCATCGTTCCAACGCTTATTTGCACTCCGTCTATTTTTCTCGATTCGATCCTGCCTTTTCTGTGCATTCATATCATCGAACGCCTTAACAACTTTCCAGAGCATCCGCATAGCACGGTCGTTGTCGTATGCTGGCTCAAGTCCAATCTCAACATACTGTGCGTAGTTGCGGATGAATGCTCCAAATTCCTCGTCTGTCAGCTCGTCCATCGCATGAACGTGTTCCAACAGAAGAATCATTGATGTTCTCGGCTTGCGTTCCTGCTCCATACTTAATCCTCTTTGTAGCGCTTGTTCCATGCTTCGATAAGGTCGGTTTTGATTTTTGCTTTTTCGCTTTCAGGAGAATCAAGCGTATAACTTCTGCTCTCCATGAAAATTCGACACTTGCACTTATTATTTCCATGTCCTCTTGTAACGAACATCCATAATTCGGAATCATAGCTTGTTTCTGCAATAGCCACTTCTCCACCGCAGAACGGACATCTCTTAAGTTCTTCCATCTTTAATTCTCCTTAAAACAGGCACTTAGCGTCAGACTCACGCAGCCAACCTTCGCCCGGAATGTTGACTATCTCATAATACTGCCGTGCAACGTAGATTGTTTTCTGCCCGTCCTCAGCAATCAGACCGACAATCAGATAGTTGCCAGCAGCCATAAAGAACCAAGGGTTGCTCTTGTAAGTCTCGCCCTTCATCCAGTTCTTCATTCTGTTCACGGCTTTTTCAATGTCCTTGTCGGGGCAGTCCGGGTTTTCGTATGCAAAGAAATCCTCAGGAAATTTAAGCTTTTTCACTTTCTAAATCCCTCTCTCGTTCTCATAATTCGTTTGTAGCCCTCATATAGCTTTGCGGCTTTACGGTATACAGGTCGATTGCGCTTCTGCTTGATGTAACCGCGCTGCGTTTCGGACTGTCTGACAGCATTTGCAAAATGTTCAACTGATGCAGCACATTGGTTCATCGCTTCTGTTAACGCTTCAAATCCATCCATATTTATTCTTCCGTAGGCGGTTCTGGCATAGGCATCCAATGTGTAACATTTTTGAATGGGATGCACTCTCTTGCTTCACACCAACCACCGTCTGCATCATAATAGGCTACCCAGTCACCAGCTTTTTTGTCGTGAACCAGAACATAATCGCTGGCAAAATCGTTTTTCGGAACATCTGGCAATCTATCCTTGACACTAATCCAATTGTTCATGCTCATCACCTCATACCATCGGAAACGCCATCCAATGCGTTACCGTAACATCTTTCGGCAGTCTCTCACCTATCTCATCCCAGAACTGACCGTCTGCATAACAGCCAAGAAAGTACGCTGTCGGCGAGAATCATTGCAACATTTTTCCATCTTTATCACGCCACGTTGTCTTAGTCGCAAGCAACAAAGGCTGCGTCCGCTCTCGTGGCGGTTCGCTTGCTGGATGCCAAAGGGTGTTAGCCATTGTTACACCCCGCAGTGGCAAAAACGACTACATATCCAATTAAGAAAATAGCAACATTGATAACCGCACAAGCAACAACCTTGATAACGGTGCTATCAATATATTTGTCCAAAACTTCCCAAAGGATACATCGCTCAAACAGATAAATAGGCGATACAAACAATATACCCACCATCGTTGTCAAAACGATGCCTAAAGCGACCTCATATATCGGAATTGCCCTTTCTCCCTTCAATCTCCATCCCACACGCCGTCAGGACGCATCTTTGCAAACGCCAGCAGACCGTACAAGGCACGTTTGGCGTTGCCCTCTGTGGCGTTCCAGTAGTCACTATCGTCTACATCGTCGCCCAGTGCAGCAATCGCCTTTTCCAACATCGGAATGCTCTCTGCGCCTGTTTTGCCATAGATTGATCGAATGCCGCCCTCTCCAAACACTTTCGGTCGATAATAGAAGCGACCATAATTATAGGTGATATTAAGCCACAGTTCCTTTGTTCCTCCAATGGAACGAGTACCGCCAGCAACAAAGTGCGTATCATCCACTTCAAGCGTTTCATGCGTTACAGGGTCGCACAGCGAAATATCATAGCTCATATTCGTCCAGCTCCTTTTTGATTTGCTGGCGTTCAATCTGCTTCAATCTTGCCTTTGCCAGCTTGCGGTTGTCAGCCTTGCGAATAGCCCAGTTGTTGCGGTGGTTTGCCCACGCTGCAAAATAGTGGCTGTACTCGCTTTGGTCGTACCAGCCCTTGCCAATAAGCCCTTTATAGGTCTGCTGACGTTTCATCTTTCTTCTCCCATTCCTTGCATCCACGTTCGTCCCACACGAAGTCTGCAACGTGTTCTGACTGGTCGTTCACGCACACGCCCTCCGGCTCTGCGTACCATTTGCAAGAGCCACAGGACGGCTCAGATTTGTTCTTGCAGGATTCTGCTGTGCATAGGATGGCCTTGCCAGCAGAGAACTGCTTGATGCCCATGCAAGAGCAATGTTCGGTTGTGCAGTAAACATCCATTATCCCTCCCCTCTCTTTCTCCTTCTGTTGGCATTGAACCGCTCGATCACTCGCTTATACTCTGCATAGCACTCCGGGCACAGGTCGCCTGTGTCCCTGCGCCACGCCCAGTCCTTAAAGTATTCGTCAGGGTTCATCATCCTGCCGCCCAGAACTGCTCCGCAGCGGTCACACACTCGCTTGTGGTAGATTCCTCTATCAGTTTGCATTAGTTGCTCCTTTTGCCAAATTTCTTCTGCATCTTAGCCCTCAATGCTTCGATACGCTCCTTATCGTCAGTGATAATCTCATACTTGTCTCCAGACCATCCAAGCGGAACATCTTCCGTGTATTCGATATAGATTTTTTCCGGGTGCGTAGGCGGCTCATAGGGGAACGTCACGTTTTTGCGAAAGCGGCTACTTGCAAACCACGTAAGACCACCGTTGTCAGAATAAGCGATTGCGTCAATGTCATATACTTCAATCGTGTTACCTTGTGCATCAGTGGTCTTGAACACGCTTGAGCATCGTTTGTTTTGGAAGCATCCTTGTCCCATTTTGTCCGACACTTCTGTCCATTCATCATCTTCGCCCGTCAGCGGCGTGAGTGGCTTGAACCGTAAAAGACGTTCAAGAACGGACATTACGTATCCAGCAGAGATTTCACTGTGTCCTTGACTTGCAAAAAGTTCAACAATGTCAAGGACGTTCTTGTTGATTGCATCCTGCAACCCGTCTCCGTCTTTCGTAATACGTGCAAGTTCTGATTTTGCATATTCTATGGAACCACTCATTTTATTTTTCCTCCCCAACATCCTTGAACAGGATTTCTTTGTAGGCTTTCCAGTCTTTGATTTTGCACGGAATGTCTGTGCCGGGTACGGTCTTTTTCAGCCCATCCATCTGCCAGACGTTCCATGAGATGATAGCAGCCATGTTGCGAACCTTCCCAGCGTCAGGCTCTATGCCAAACAGCCACTTAAAGTTCTCTCGCCATGTCAGGAGCATATTTGCTCTTGCAAGCAACAGACTGTCACCTTGCCACTCATAGCCGTATGTAGTCGTCGCTGCGTCCTCTGCCACATCGTGCCATGTCCAGACATTCCAATCAAACCAGTTGTTTACACATTTCAGTTTGCGGTCAAATAGCCCTTTCCGTCTTGGTACTGGAATCTTTTTGCCCGTTACCGTGTCGTATCGGTTCACAAGGAATGGCGCTTCTCCGCAGGTGATTTCAAGAACTGTCGAATGGATGTACTTGATAGGCTCTTTCTTCATATCGGGCATCGCACCGTTTTCTTCGCCCATGTCTATCATCTTTTCGCAGACCCAAGAAGGAGTGAAAACCTCTGCTTTTGCTTTGGTTCTTTGCTTCTGCTCATCTAGACGCTTAAGAACTCTTGGCACTGGTGGGCACTTCTTGATTTGTTCTAACGTGATTTCATCCGCAAAGCCTATGCCCAGTTCAGGCGGTGGCTCTGTTGCCCAGATGATGTTTTTTCCGGTAGTACGGTCTTTAAGCAAGATAAACAGCACAGCTGAAAGAATCGGGTCGGAGAAGTCAACCAACCGTTGTTTCATTTTTTGTTACCTCTCTGTACTCCACGTCAATCCCTTTCGGCAAAGCCGTCTGGTACTTCTGGGCGAGCTGTTCTGCGCTCTGGGCATCGCCCAACGGCTGTTCAGGCGGCGCAACGGTGACTTCCACATTGTCACGCATACCAAAGTAGTTCTTGGCTCGGAAAATCCACTCTGCCGGGTTCTCCTGACCGTACATACCGTTGTATGCCCACATGGACTGCATTTGCAGAATCAGCTTCAAGATGTATTTCTGCTGCAAGCTATCATCACGGCGCTTGCCCGCCATAATCTGCTTCAGACTCACCCATTCGATGCCAAGCACCAGTGCAATCCATTCCACCACAGGGGAGATTCTGGCTTCGATGCAAGCGTCAAAGAAGAAGTCAAGGCGTTGCTGCACTTCAATCGGGTTGTTCATGTCCACGCTCGGAAGGTCGCCAAAATACTTGGCTGCAATCATGCCAATGACCTTCTTGTCCTCTTCATCACCGATTCTTGACTGCAAATCGCCTGTGTTCAGCATCTTAGACCTCGTGATCGCTAACTCCTGTTGTTCTTTCACCTTTTTACTCACCTGTGAGCGGATAGATTTCCGCTTGTTAAGCATCTGTTGTTTCTTCTTCTCACGCTCTTTCTCGCGCTTCGCAGCGGCTTCTTCTTTCGCCTTTTGCGCCCGCTTCTCACGCTTTTTCTTTTCCGCTTCGGTCAGCGGCGGTCTGCCACGACCACGCTTCGGGGGTGTTGCCATGTATCAGACCTCCTTTGGCGGTTCAGGAAGCGGCATCCAGCAAATAATGTTCCTTTCTTCATTTGATTTCCAGCTTCCATTCTTAAAAACACCAACGCCAAAAAGATAATACCAACGGCTCGTGTCCTTATCGAGCCAGTGATAATAAATAAGATACATCCCATCAACATTCGGGTCATTATCGTTTGCGTTTATCCAACAATTTCCATGAAAAACATCTCTTGGAAAGCACTTGCTTATATTTGAGTTTTCTTTTGTAAGCACGACACTCTTTACACCATCAAATACTTTCTTTGGTAAATAGATTTCAACCGTTTCTGCATCAATCATGCAAAATTTGCAATTCATATCATTACTCCTTTAATCCCATATAGATTTCCATACAGGATAGCTTAGATGCAATCCACGCAATCGAGCAGCAATCATTTATTGGTCGCCACCAAGCGCACTTTTCTTTCTCGCAGACGCACCGACCAAGCGGATTGCTGGTCATCTTCATCGGGCAGTAAAGTTCGTTGTCCATCATTTCCACCCCATCACAACAGCCGTACAAACGGCCAAACACACGTTAACGAACAGCCAGACGAGCATTGCCTGACGTTCTTCAAACAGGTTGCCTGCCATGTTTTTTATTGTCCGTTCGGACTGAACCACCACCGCCAGCAGGACTAGGCAGACCAGCCAGCGAGTTGCAAATTCAAACATCATTTTTACCACCTGTTCATAATTTCAAACTCTCTCATGCGAAGTTCTCCACCGCAAAACGGGCAAATCCTTTCTTCTTGAAACTCTTTCTTTGTCATGTACGCTTCATGCTTCATGGAGGTCACGCATCGATCACAGGCATAGGTCAAAATGAAGTGAACCGGCTTTTCTTCTTTCTTTTCTTTTGGATAAATCTTTTCTTCAAATACATCGTACAGCTTTTGGAAACCAGCTTTTGCGCTCTTTACCCACATATCGTGCCCGGCTTCTGCTTCCTCTTTGCTGTCATATCCTCGAACAACAATCCACTCCCCGCCCCTAAATTGTTCGTGTTGAATCGCCGTTTCGTAATTCCAATCCCTATCGTCAACAGCGCAAGTGTCAATGTGATAGCCGTTTACGGTATCTTCCTTCAGTTCTCGTTCATAGCGAGGGCGTTGATTCATAAATCCAAAAAGCTCACTTGCAAAATCAAACATTGTTATCCTCCATCAAATCGTCCATGCTCAACTGACCACTGATGTTGTCATCTTCCATCCACCAGCGAAAAGCGTCCATACCAGTCTGCCAGTCGCACGGCAAGCCTTTTAATTTTCTGACATCAAGCATTCGTTCAAACGCTGAGATGTACATTTTCTCGTAGGCAGGCCAGCGCATAAACTCACGCTGTCTTCCCCCCCTACCGGCCATAGGGCATCCGATGCAACCAACACGCTTCTGCCCTTCGCAATACAGCGGATTAACAGGCAGGTGTTCGCTATGCGTGTAGTCCCACACATCATCGTCAGACCAGTCCACGATTGGATTGACAGTCATCTTGCCCTTGAGGTTGCAGGTCTCGAACAGTTGTCGTTTTTCATCGTTGTCGCCCATAAGAATGATGCGCTTTTCCTTATCACGGTGGCTAAACTCCATCGTTCCACGGTTTTTCTTTCTGTTTGTTGATTCAGCCCAGCGAACGCCGGTAGCGATAAATCCATCGCGGCCAGTATTTTCTTTGAGAACGGCACAGCAATAGCGTACAAGTCTTGTCGGCGGCATCAGCTTTTGCGGAATCAGTGTCCACATGGACACGGGTTTGTCCTTGTAGCGTGGCATGACGATGGAGCATTTGATCCCACGTTCTTCCATCGCCTTGAACTGCTCACGGATAAAATAGACCGTCTCCGGCGCATCTGCTGTGGTGTGGCTGTTGACCACCTCGAAGTTGATTCCTGCACGTTCAGTCAGAGCCACAAGCACTTGTGAATCCTTGTCGCCAGAGTATGTGACCATGAGCGGTTTCTTGTACCGATGCTCGGATAGCCGTGCAGCGTCCTGCAACCGTGCGATAGCAAGCTGTTCCTTGTCCATCAGTTCCACCTTTCTCTCAACTCTTTTTCGACCTGTTCTGACTTTGCGGTGATGTAATCTGCAAACTCGTCAGGGGTCATGTCCTCTTCTTTGAACTTGCCAACCATCTCCCAGTACCTGTCACCGATGCGGATGATTTTCTGCACCTGTTCATCGGTCAGGTCTGCATCGCACCGAAGATTCTGAATCAGTGCGCCAAGATTTCCGTCTTTGGCAGAATGTCTGAAACTTTCTTGCTCACTTCTGTTCTCCTTTCAGCCAATCGTTCAGCTTTGCCATGCAAGAGGGGCAAAGAAACGGTTCATCATAGCAATCGCAACCCCAGTAGTCCCATGCGTCATGCACGTTCTTGTCGACCAGAATCACGGCATTGGGCTTATGCCGCCCCATCTCATCGGGCGGTTCAGGATTAAACACTTCTCCGCAGCGGTCACATTTCATGCTCATTCTCTTTCTCCAATCTCTTTAGCAGCCCATCCACGTCATACCGCCAATGGACACGCAGCCTTTTTGCTTTGACCTCTATCCCCTCTTGCTCTGCCCACTGCCAAGGGATGCTCTTCCGGCTCTCGGTATAACGAAATGCTAGAACCTTGCTGGCAGGGATTGCAAAGGTGCGGTTGACTGCCCTGTAATTGACTATCACATGGGCGGTCTGACCGCTATACCCCATCGCATCCACCATGTCGGTGATGTGCTTTTCCTTGCGGTATTTGCACTTTGCCTTGTCGTACTTGCCGAACACCTTTTCCAGAGGGATAGAGGGCGTTTCTATGGTTTTCAGTTCAAACAGGTGGTTCATCGGGTATCGGTACACAAGGAAGTCGCAGATGTTATCGATGGAAAAGGACAGGTTCTCGTTACCGCCGTAGTAGGTGGCGGCACTGTCTTTCAGCCGGTAGCACCACGCATCGGATGGGACGGATGCTTTGAAGTCTGCTTCAAACTGCTTGCCAGTGTTCATGCGTTTTCCTTTGGTTCATCAGGTAAAGGCATCCAATGTGTTACATTTTCAAGTCGTTTTTCATCAAATGTTGTCAGCCAATCGCCATCGTCTGTGAGCACTGCCGTTTGCATTCTGCTCGTTTCGTCATATACTGTTTCGTCAAATACCAGAACAGGTTTGCTTTCATACCAAAGCGTACATTCTCTGTCTCCATCTACTTCGGTGACTTCTTCCGTCATTTCAGGCAATTTGTCTTTGACACTTGTCCATGCGATAGATGGGTAGTTTTCAAGCTGTTTGGCAAGTGCCAAAACAAGGTCAGCAACTGCGTCAAGGGCAACGCCTTTATCGTATTCAGAGTAAATTCCGCTGTTCATAAGCGCTTTAGCTTCGGCTTTTTTACCATTCCCGCTTTGCTTCCACGCTTCAATAAACAGCTCTACGTCAACAAGTCTCATCCTCGTTCACCTCTAAATTCACTTCCGAGAAACCGCTTCTTCCCTTTTTCTCGGTGCTTGTCCTCATAGTCACGGTGGTACACGCTTTGGCTGTGGTTTAGCTCATACACGAATGCCTTGCGTTCCTCGAAGTCTTTCTTCTCTGCTTTGTACTTTTCGCAAGTGTCGTGGCAGGCTTGGTGGCGCGATGTGCAGTTGAGACAACAAGTAATCATTGTTTTACCCCCATTGTTCGGACATTGCCTTTGCCACGCCCTTAAAAGTCTTTGCGCGGTTCCTTGCACGGTCAGTGGTAAACATTCCCTTGTGCTGCTCACCATGCTTATGCGAGTAAGACCCAGACGGGCACCATGTCGCGGTAGGTTCTACGATGTTTGTCGGGTGCAACGGCGGTACACCGCGCTCCCACAGTAGCGTTTTCTTGCTGTATGGATGCCCATATTCATATGGCTGGATTGCCTGCGTAGGCTTCGGATAATCAAAAATCTTGCTGGGAGTAGGATTCTCAATCACTACTTTTTCGCAATCTGCCGCCCACACGGCAAGAAAAAGCGCCTTGCCGCACAATCCCTCATAATACCGGGAAAGATTGAGCTTTCCTCCTTTGTACAGATGTCTTGCTCCCGCGTTGCTCGTCTTTGTGCAGGGGACAAATGCGATAATCATATCCCAGCGTGGCACATCATGCGCGATTCCGTCCATGGTCACAACCTGCCCCCCCCTCAATAGCCTTTAGGCAGTCACCGAGAATATGCCATTCTGGATGCCCGCCGGACGGCTCAATCAGGTCGCACGAGTAGGCTTCATGCCCACGGGCACGAAATGCTTTGCAGACTTCCTGCGATTCCTCACAGGCAACTAAAACTTTCATCTTTCCAAACGCCCGTCCAGCCAGATAGCACAGCTCTTATATAAGGTAGGCGGTCACGGATTACAGATCAGAAGGGAAGGCTTCCGTCCTCTTCAATCACGGAAAAGTCATCGTTCCCGCCCTGCGAGTAGCCAGAGCCAGACCCGCTAGCCAGCGTTTTCTTCGGCCTGACCTCATAATCGCCGGAACGAATCTTGTCCACGCTGGTGAAGCGGTCAACGACAAGCTTCGTCTTGACGTTGCCATCGTTGCCCATGTACTCTTCCTCGCGGAGAACCACGCCGACCAGCTTTCCACGAAGGGCCTTTTCATCGTTGTTAAACTTGTATCCGGGATTGGACTGCTCCACAGCGGTGATGAAGCCCTTGAAGAACGGCAATGCCTTTTCCTTGTAGCTCTTGATGGTCTTGCCGCCCCATGCCCATTCGCCCGGATTCAGCTTGCCGCGCTCGATAAGGGAAGCGGTCTGCTCACGCCAGTAGCCCTTGAACTCGCCCTCTGCGACTTCCCACTCGATGTTCAGGCGTTCTTTTGCGGGCTCGTCCGTTGCCTTGCAGATACCGGCAACATAGCCGCCAACAGGCAGGTCACGGCGTTCGGTGGCTTCCTGCACGTCATTCCAGTTGATGTTCTTCATCTGTTACTCTCCTTTGCTTTCCGGCTGAACCGGGATGTTGTAATACTCACGGATGGTCTTGTCTACGGCGGCGAGGTCGTTCTCGATCAGCGCATCGTTGAACATCCCAAGAGGGGTTTTCACTGTGTCCATCCCATCATTGCGAGTGCTGAACAGGTATCGCCCATCCTGCACAACGGTTTTCAGAACGATGGTGAAGTACCCTTCCACGCAGACCTTCTCGTCCAGCAGCTTGCCGATGGTCTTGAACTTCTCGCCACCGTCTCCGTCACGCTCGCTGTGTCCAAAAAAGTAGACCACAACATCGTCCGGCAGTTCCTTTGCCCGCATCAGCAAGGCGTTAAAGTTGGCTGCCATGTCGGTAAACTTCTGGTATCCAGCGACCTTTGCGTTCCGCATGAACTCGCCTGTCATAAGGTAGGTGGCATCGTCAATGACGATGGACTTACGTTTGGTGCTGTGAATTGCGGCATCAATTTTGCCGTAGTCGTTGGTGATATAGGTTTTCATGTTGCTACGGAACGGCAGCGGCTTGCCAAGCACGTTGATGACCGCAACCTGTTCCGGGTCAAAGTTCCGAAGTGAAGCGGATTTACCGCTGCCGGAGTGACCGTAGACCATTACTAATACTGCCATCAGTTGTTCTCCTTTTTCGCTTCTTTCCTAACTTTACGGCAAGCCGGGCAACGCTTAGGCAATGCCATGTTATGCGATTCGAAGAAAATGCGCTCTGCACGAGAAATCTCAAATACTTTGTCGCAATCACGGCACGTTTTCTTGATGCTTGTGTTCTCGTCCCACGAAGCTCTTATTGCGGCATCTTCGACAGCAAACATTTCATTGATTCCGTCATAAATGTTCCTAACAAGCGTATGCTGCGGCGCGTGACCGTTCTTGCGGAGCGTTTCCTCCAAGTTGTTCCTTTTGCAGTTTGCGCAGAGCGTTTCGGTGCTGTTCGGAAACACTGAAAAAGGCTTATTGCACTTTTCGCAGTGCTTAATTTCTTTCTTGTATTTGCCCATTTTTCTTTCCTTTCTTCGGCTTCATTAGGCTTCATTGCTCTTACTTTGGCTTAATATGGCTGTGCAAAATCAGCCAGCCATCAGTTCCGACAACCGTGCACGAAGGTCTTTCAGCTCTGCTTCCATGCCCTCGATTTCTGACTGCAAGTCCTCAATCTCAGCCCGACGGTCAGCTTCTTTGGCTTCTGCCATCTGCTCGTTGGTCATAAAGTATACGCCGTCTTCCGGCTCGGTCACGCCACCGAATCTATCTAAGCTCACGCTAATCATTCTTTCTGGGCCGTCCTCTCTGCTTTCTGTGCTCTTGGATTTGAAGAGCTGAGTACCACTGGCTTGTGTCGATTTCAATGGTAGACCACCGGTAATCGCATTCCTTGTTCAGGCAGTGCTTTCTACGAATGATACAATCGTCCTCGTTTCTAGTGTCAACGGTCGTAACACTTTCCTGTCCGCACATCGGGCACTTCACTTGACATCCCTCCACTCGTTGGTGTGGTGGGCTACACGTCTGATTTTTCGATTTTCGCGCTCGATTCTCTCATTCTCAGCGCTAACGCCGATAATAGCGAGAATCAAAGCGGTAAAAAGCATAGACACGGACAGCAGCGTATATCCAAGCATCCCCCAGCCATTAGAAGCACCGTTGATAGCATTCCCACATCCAAGTGCTGCAACGGCGATGGATATGCTTATAAAGCACAATACAGTGCCTTTAACTGTTTTCATCTCTCTTCACCTCTTTCAAAATAATGTCAAATCCGTTCTTCTTTTTCTCGTTGATGACTATTTTTGCATTCAACGCCTTTGCGATTTTTAGAAGCGTATCGACCCGAACGGAGCTTTTCTGCTTCTTTCGCTTGCCCAAGATGCTGTAAATCGTCGGCCTTGATACTCCCGATCTACGGCTAAGGTCGTTGATGTTGAAGTACCTGACTTTCATTGCATCTTCCAGCGTCATGCTTTTTTACCTGTGCCGAAAATCCAGCAGGTGGCCATCAGAGAGCTGATTCCGATAATGTACCAGGTTGCTTTAGCGCCGATCAGAATCTCGATATGGTGCACCAGCCAGAAGTTTAGCAGGAACGCTGCTAGAACCAATGCTAGGACAATGCCCCAAATCAGGGCAATTTCCACGAATGCTTTCATTCTTGTCCTTTCCTTTATGAATGTGTTCCAGCCGGTCTTTCTCCCGGCTATGCCAGCGGATTTCACGCTGGCCGTAGTATTTACCGTTCATCAGGAGCTTTCACCTTTCCTTGTGCAAGTAAAGTACTGTAATGGCCGTAGCTCATGCCGTATCGCTTTGCGGCATCGTTCATCTGGCGTACGGTATACTTTGGAGGTTCGTGCTTTTGAGGTCTCGCACGTTCCGGTTCCTGCACATCCCAAGTAATTTTGAACTCGCCAGATGCTTTTAGCGCATTCAGCTCTTTTTGCTTTTTGGCTTTGTACTTTTTGGTCAAAGCCTTGTTTGCATCTGCTGCGCATTCAGGGTGATACTTCTGAGACCAGACCTTTCGGATCATCGGCTTCTTGCACCAAGCACATAAAGCCGGTTCCGGTTCAGACTTGATTCCTTTCTTTATAAGGGCCTGCCGTTCTCTGCGAACAATGGCTTTACACTCTTCACAGTATTTCTTGCATGGGTTTACGAGGCCAAGAAAGACACCGCAGCGCTCACAGTACTTTTCTTCCACGCTGCATCTCCTCTTTCAACCTTTCTTCTCTGTTGTGCCGTTCAAAGCACTGGTTGATGGATTTCTCCATCCACAGCACCTTGTTTGCATCATTTCTGGACACGCCAGCGGCCATTGCAAGCTTTAATCTGCGCTTGCGACTTTGCGCTTTACGAAATTTCATTACCAGCACTCACCAGCCTTATCTGTGATGAACTTCGGGACTTCCTTGCCTGTAGCAATGCACAGTGCAACTAGCTTTTCGACCCAGATGTCAAACAGGCTTTCTTTTGGCATATAGCACTGGCCAACACAAGGTTCCTTAAAGCTTTTCCAGATCGTCAGGCCGACGGCACCATCCGTGACCGTCCATATCATACTGTAACCTTCATTGCACAGGTTGTACAAAATGTCTCGTGCTCTGCTTTTGGCTTCGTTGATTTCAAAGGCATCCCAGCGATTTTTGCTTTTCTCGTAGGCTTCCACCGCCTTGTTAATGGCGTGGTGCGCTTCGTTCGGGTGTTCAAGGTCTACCTTTAAGGTGATAATCTGTTCCATACCACTTATTCCCCCTTTCTTTCATTCAACAGCTCTTCCAGAGCTTCTTTCACCTTAGCTTCCGCATTTTTAGGCTCACGCTTACCGTTTAGGATTTTTCCCAAGTATTCCGGTGCGCATCCCATTTTTGCAGCAAGCTCTCTGATTTCGATGCTGTTAACGTGAAGTGTTCCCACAACATCGCCTGTCCACTTAGGAAGCAAATTTTTTCTCCTTTCTTGTTCTAGTACTTGAACTTTTTGAAAGAATATGATAATATTATGGTGTCAAGCAAAAACATTATCGAACGTTCTTCTATTTGTTCAAAGTCTTTAATTTGTTCTACCGATTGAACCCGGTAGCCTTATTAAAGCACAAGCAGTAGAACTTTTCAAGTGTTTTTGTTCAAGTGGTAGAACTTTGTCATCTTGTACAAACGCTGGAGGTATGTTTTGTGTTTTTTGACAATTTCGTAAGGCTATGTGAGCAAAAGGGAGTAAAGCCGTCTCGTGCTTTAACTGAAGCTGGCGTTCCGAAATCTGCTTATAGCTATTGGAGAACAGAAGCAAGTGCAGGGAACGATGCAAAGCCGACCAATCAAAATGCCGTTAAGCTGGCACAGTATTTCGATGTTACGGTTGACTACCTTCTTACGGGCAACCAAAAAGAAAACCCGCCCCAGCAGCCGCAAAGTGAAGTTGATGCAGCAGTGGAGCGGATTAGAAGAAAACTTGAGTCCATGCCGAAGGAACAGCGTGAAGCTCTGATGAACCTGATCGAGAAGATGTGAGGTAAGCTTGTGTATTACCTGTTGTGTGGCTGTGCCTTTTGCTTCTGGTTCATGCAGGCATTGTTAAAAGGCAATGACCGCGTGCTATATGGCAATAGCAGAAAATATCGTTACCGTAGAAACCGAAAAAAGAAGTGGTTCTGACCCGGTAAAATAAAAGAACCCCTTGTGCCGGGCTGGTATAGCTCTGCGCAAGGGGTTTTCTGTTACTCTAGGTCTAGTGCTTGTTCCGTTGCCGGAATCTTTTCAGGGTGTTCCAGTAGCCATGCAATAAATCGGTCAATCTTAGCTCTTTCCTGTTCACTCATTGTGACATATCCTCCCGATCGGTAAGTACGGACGTTCATTTGATATGATTATACACCTTTTAGTTGTCAAGTCAATGTATTTTTAACAACTTCGTAAAAATCGAACGTTTTCTTCGCATCCATTACTTCACATCAGGGAAGCCAAAAATTGCAATGACAATGATTAAGAGCCACATTAAGTTTAAGTTACCCTTTGCTTTGTAACATTCCGTTGAGCATGGAACGAAAGGGGTTATCCGGTAAATCGTCTAGCACATCTGCTTTGACGAGCGCATTTGTGCTGATGCTGTGTGAAACATTGTTTAGCTGCACAATGGCATCGTCTAAGTCCTTTACGGTCGCTCCACGCCGTTCCATTGACTGAAGAAAAGTTTTCACTTCTTCAAGAACGACAGGGTTCTCGGCTTTATAGAATCCATTCGTAAAGTCCATCTTCTTCTCCTTTCACAGTTCCACAAGCTGTCCGTCAATGCGTTCGATGCTATCTGCCGGGTCACGTCCATCGTCTAAGGCGGCCACGGCACGTTCCAGGATGCCTTTTGCTTCGAGGTAAGCATCTTTATCAGCTTCGTACCCAGAAAGGCTCAGGACAAGCTCTAGCGTCCGTCTGCGGGCGTATGGAATAATCAGAGCATCTACAGTTCGGTTCATTAGCTTTCCTCCCACGGTTCAGGTGTGTGTGGTTGCCCATCGGGAACGCTGGCTGGCATTCCGTCGATGATTGGCATACGTTCATGGTTCCAGATTACAGTTTCTTTCATTTTTGTTCCCTTCTTTTTTGGAATTTTTTGACAGTACAGTTATAACACAGGCTGCTGTTGGTTCTCCATAGCAGCTTTTTCCATTTTTTGGCTTGTCGAATCCGGCAGTTTTGCTGGATTTTGTTGAAGGGGTGAGAATTTATGGACGAATATTTAGTAAGAACAGCCAAAGCATTGGAGATAGCTCGAATGCGTTCCGGCTTGAGCCAGCAGAAATTGGCGGTACGGATGGGCGTGAATCGTGGCACGATAGCAAATTGGGAGCAAGGTCTGGCAGCCATCTCCCTGCCGATGGCTATGCGCTGGTTCACCTGCTGCGGCGTATCGGTGGCTCGATACATGGACGCTTGTATTCATCCGGGGCTGCTTGAACACCTTGAGGACGACCTTTCCGACATGGAGAAACGGAAAATTCTTATAGATGCTATGATGGAATGTTCTTCCTATGAGATAGATGCCTTGCTGTACATCAGGTACGGAGATCACGGTTCAGACCATATCGGCGTGCTGACGGAGATTCTGGCAAACCTCCACACACCGCTCAAGGACAGGGTCGCTGTCTGCCGAATGGTGTCTGGTAGCTATGAGATGGCGCAGGCTACCGGAACAGACCCAGACCCGAACGGAACCGCCCCCAAAATGGAGATTCTTTATCAGGCACAAGACGCTGGAACGGAAGCAGCCATGAAGTCCAACGATTCCTATACCGTGAATCCCAATAATATAAGCGGTTGATTGTCGAATTATCGAAGTTTTTACGATATATAGGGGGACGTGCTCCACTTTTTGTACACAATAGGCCTGTTATAAATATGGTTTTGGGTTGTCATTTTGTCCCCCATAGAATCGTAAATGGTGGATTTTCGCGGATGTAATTAACGAACTCGCGTGAAATTTTCGTTCATCAAAGCATGACTTGTCAATTCGTCCCCTATTGGTGTGATTGCACTCCATTTTCTGTACACGATAGAACCGTCAGGTAGATTATAGAGCTTGATTGACGTTTCTTATTCAGCAAAAAAGTTGTCGTTTTCCACAATCTGCCCGTTGAAGAGAAGAAATTGTTGAAAATGTATCGTCGTCACTATTTGATGATGATTATTTATCTCTTGTTTATCTCTTGTTTATATATATAGTAAGAACGTGTACAAAAAGTGGAGCATTGTGTACATAAAGTGGAGGAACGTGTACAAGAAGTGGAGTGTATCGTGTACAAAAAGTGGAGCATCGTGTACAGAATGTGGAAGTCGATTGTTGAAAAATAATTGTGTACAGAATCATTGACGTGTACACGATGCAGTGGTATAATAGGGTAGAAGAAATGAGGTGATGCAATGCCAGAATTGACAGGAAACAATCTTGTCGAAAAGAGCAAGGCATTGATTTGGGCGAAGTTTACGGACTACACAGCAGGCGAGCTTCGGCTGCTTGAGGTCTATCTGAGCCGTATCAATCCGAGAGACCCAGAAAGCTCTAACGTGTCGTTTACGCTGGCTGAATATTGCAAGCTGCTGGATTTGAAGCTCAATTCAAAGAACTTGAAGTCGCAGGTCAAGCACTTTTTGGGCAACGTGGTTTCAGTACCACTGAATGCAGATGGAACAGAATATGTGATGTATCCGCTGTTCACAAAGGCAGAGGTCAAGTACAATCGAGAATCCTTGTCCTATGACGTTTCAATCAACTGTAATCCTGACTTGCGGCCTGTGTTTTTCGACATTGCAAGAAGCGGCTACGTCAAATACCGTCTGCGCTATACGATTGGGATGAAACAGCAAGCATCTATTCTGATGTACAGCATGATTCGAGATTGGATGAATCGCTCTCTAACATCGAACAAGATTGGTTTGAAGCAGCTGCGTGACCACTTGGGGGCAAACGATGCAAGTTATGAAGATTTCCGGGCTTTACGCCGCAGAGTTCTTGAACCAGCAGTGGAAGAGATCAGCAATGTTTCAGACATTATCGTTGACTTTGAAAAGATTTGCACAGGGCGAAAGGTAGTAGCAGTTGAGTTCCGATTCGGGTACAAATCCAAGCAGCCCGTCATAGATGCCGATTCTAGCGAGGTTGATTGTGAGACGGCTAATTCCAAGCCGGAAATCAAAAAAGCCGCCAGAAAGCCCCGAACAAGCGGATACGAAGGGTACGACTGGTCTGTGTGCGATGTGCTATCGGTTCAAGAGTGTATCGAGGTCGCAAAGGTAGTTGAGGTAAAGATGATGGAAGAGCATCCATCTATCAAGCTACCAAAGCGGAGAGATGCAGTCTACGACATTGTAAAGGCCGCGTGTGCAGATATTCTTTCAATTAACCGTGACCCTTGGCCTGACCACCCGAAGCGGTATCTGATTGGCAGCTTGAAGAAAGACGGTGCGATTGAAGAGTATCTTCCGGCTTTCTATGAGATTGACGCATTGCAAAAGTAGTCAGATATAGCACATTATGCAGAATGAGCACAGTGGGCAGATAAAGCAGAGAGGAGCGGTATGAAGAAGCAGGAAATTGTGTGGTATTCCGTTAAAGATGATGGGATGCCAACACCAGAAATCATTGAAAGAACGAAAGGCCGGTTCTTGTGTTCGGTAAAAACGGCCTATCTGAAAGATGAATCTATAACGGCAACAAACACAGTCGCAGCGTTTATTGAAAAAGGCGAGTTTGTAAACACATCGTTTCAGAGGTTGAACATTTCTTCGTGTGCTTGCTTTATTGCAAGAGTGGAAGCGTGGGCAGAAATGCCGATATACGAATAAAGAAAGAGTGATAAAATGGCAAAAATCATAGCAGTCGCCAACCAGAAGGGCGGCACAGGAAAGACCACCACAAGCACCTGTCTGGCTGGTGCGTTGCAGTTGCTTGGCAAGAAAGTCTTGCTGGTGGACTGCGATGCCCAGTGCAACGCAACGGACACCTACGGCGCACAGACAGAGGACGTATGCACCCTGTTTGATGTGATGACACGGCAGGGAACGGTCGAAGAAGGGATCCAGCACTGTGAAGCTGGTGACATTCTGCCGTCTGATAGCGCGTTGAAGGACATTGACGAGCAGCTTGTCCGGGACATGGGCAAGAACTTCCGTCTGCGAGAAGCCCTTGAGAGCGTGTCCGGGCAGTACGATTACATTGTGCTGGACACTCCCCCGCAGCTTGGTCTTGCGCTTGTGAACGCGCTGATCGCCGCCAACAGTATCATCGTTCCAATCACAGCAGACCGATATGCACTTGCCGGATTAAGCCAGCTTTCGCAGACCATCGGCGATGTTCGCAGATACTTCAACCCAACTTTGAAGATTGAAGGTTTGCTTCTGAACCAGTACAAGAGCCGTGAGAACCTGTCCAAAGAGGTTGTGGAGCAGCTTCCTGTGATTGCACAGAGCATGGGGACAACGCTGTTGGACGTGAAGATTAGACCGTCTATGGGCGTTCGTAAAGCGCAGGCAGAGCGGCACAGCCTGTTCAGCGGCGACACGGCAAAGAGTACCAGCGCAGAGGATTTCAAGGCGTTGGCAGAGATTATTGTAAAAGGAGAAGAAAAATGAGCGGTGGACATTGGGATTATCAAAATGACAGCCTTGCAAATGCTATTTATCAGCACTGCTACCCAGATTATAACCTTGCAGATGAACGTGTAAAAGAGCTTTCGATTATTGCACGAAAAGAAAATCCGCTTGGAGACAAAGATTTAAGTATGCTTCTGTACGATTTGCTTTGTGTTTTGCATAGCTGTGATTGGTACAGAAGTGGCGACACTGATAAAGAGCAGTATAAGAAGGATGTACAGTATTTCAAGGAAAAATGGTTATGGAGCAAGGAATGGATTAAAGTGAGCGACCACTACCCCGAAATGGTGGATATAAACGGAGAACTTGAAAGCAATCCTGTCCTCGTTGCATCGCCGTTGACAGGAACAGATATTGCACAGTGTTACTTCTATCCAGAAGACGGTGGAAAACCTATTTGGAAAACAGATTGGTGTAATAATCTTGGAGCGACGCATTGGATGCCGTTACCAGAAGCTCCGTCCTTTGAAGATTCGGATTATGAGGAGGCTGACACAGAATGAAATCAACCAGCAAAAAATCAACAGGTTTGCTTGGCGGGTTTGATTTTCAGCCTATTTTTTTGGAACAGCCATTAAGCCGAAGTGAGCCAAAGGAAGAAGAAGTAAGCCAAGCAAAGCCGAACGAAGCCGAACAAGCACCGATTAAGCCCAGTGAAGCCGCAGACAGCCATGTACAGCCTAATGAAGCACAGTTAAGCAGTATTAAGCCGAAGCAAGCCAAAGACAGCGAAACACAGCCAAACAATGCCGTAGTAAGCGAAAGTAAGCCAAAGAAGCTGAAACAGGCAAAGGAAGTTCAACGTCTTATCGAACAGGGCGATGTTCCAAGTGCGTTAGCCGAAGCTGGCTTGACAAAGAAAAAAATCCCGATGCCGGAATCGCATCAGGGCGTTGCAAGCGGTGATGGCAAGCGTTCAAAGCGTATTACCATTCTTATGAGCGAGGAAGAACGCAAGTACATCAACCGTGAAGCCAGACGGCACGGAATGACGATTGGGCAGTTCGTGTACGCTCTGGCAGTTGCAGCGGCAGAGGGGAAGATTGAGTTGGAGGATTTCTTGGAGGATTAACGAATGGGCGTAACAATCAAATGCAAAAAGACTGGGCGTGAAATAGATGTGGGCTATTTCGGTTTTTTCAAGTTGAGAACGAAAGTTGCAGAACTTGTTAGTTCGGAAGTCGGAGAACACTATAAAAAGCTTGATGACATTTTCGACATACCATCTCCCGAAAAAGAACACGCTCTTGAATCGTACAATGACGAAACAGAGCGATTGGTTGAAAGCAAGGAACTTCCAATCAAAATTGCAGATTTCCTTTATCAATCGGACTGTGACGGAAAAATCAGATACGGTGCCTGCAAGCAAATCTTGAAAGTTATAGGTGATTATGACGATAGCATTATTTACGGATATGCGGGCAGAGAAAATCCTGCAAAGTTCAAGGACTTCAAAGAAATTCTTCAAGATTGCGTAGACAATAAGTGCTTTATGATTTGGAGATAACAATAAACCCCTGTGTAGTCACAATGACCGCACAGGGGAGAAAGGAAGAACATGAACGATAAAGCTTCACTCGAAAGCTTGACTTGCAGAGAAAAAGAAAAATTTGCGGTTGGCTTTAGATGTCAACATTGCGGAACGGTTGCTTGGGTAAAAGGTAAAGACATGAAGATAGAAGAAAAATTCATGGACAGAAAATTCATGGATGGAAGCTATGTTTGGATTTGCCCGATGTGCAAGTTTGGAATGGAAAGCATCACATTTGCGCCAGTCGAAAATATTTTTGATGAATAACAAAACGAACCCCCTGTGCAACCAATCAAGGCTACACAGGGGTTCGTTTTACTTATCAGCAATGCAATCCCAGTAGAGATATGCCTTGCCATCTGCGGCATCTGCGTCCTCAAGGAACGCCTTTGCCATGTCAGCGTAGAAGCCCGGAGTGTCAACGGACTGACGCTTTGCGACCTGACAATAATCCGAGTACATCATGTTCATAACAGCCCAGAAATCGTTTGGGTCACAGTTTATATTACGCTGTTTGGCAACGTCCTGTGTCTGTTCCAACGTCCAGTGACAGCCCTTTGTGCCGTCAGCGTTCACCATGCTATCGCACCATTCCTCCGCTTCATCGTGGGTGAGGTGCTGGCGTGGCATCTTGATGGAGCGGCTGTCAGCACCGCCACGTTCGTACTGCCCAGACTGCTTGTCCCAGTCGCCGTTCTGCGAGAAGCCGATTTGCGGCATCTTGCGCCCATACTCTACGTCAGGGTAGCGGGGGATAGGGTAGGGGTCGATGTAGCGATTCTCCTCCTGCGGATAATATGGATAGCGGTCGTTGCCACCTTCCAGCTTACGCAGACGTCGTTCAAGTTCGCGTTCCCTGCGGTCACGCTCTTCCTCAAGGCGGTCACGTTCCGGCTCACGGTCTTTGTCGTGTTCACGGAGCATCATCATGCGGCGAAAATTAGTCTTGCCCATAATCTATACCTCCTCAAGAAATGGACGCGGGCGCACCAGCGTGGGAGCGGCAGAAGCAGCCAAGATACTTGAACGTGCCTGTGCCGGTCGCAGACGTTGCCACACGGGTAGCGTAGCGGGTGCGAGTGTGGATGCTCTCGGCGGTTGCCTGAGCGCAGTTGCAGTCGGTCAGAGGGTATGCGGTAGTGCCTGCGCCGATGGTGATGACAACAGGGGCGTTGATAGTGGTCGTGTCCGGGATGCTCTGAGCAACCACAATGCAATAACGCTCTCCATTCTGGTATGCGCCAGCAGGGATGTTGATGGTCAGCGTGTCGTTGGCGAAAGTCACCGACTGGCTCAAGACCAGATGGGGGCAGAGTTTGCAGCTTGTTTTGCAAGCCATAATGTTTTCCTCCTAAAAAATCAGGGGCAGAGGTGTCTTACCCCTGCCCCGATGGTTCACCCGGTGTTATCGGGGAGTGTGTTGGTTAGCAGCAGCCGCAGCAGTTCACGCCCAAGTTGGGGTTTGCCACCTGATAAGCGGGAATCGGACGAGGATTGACACGGTTCAGGATAGTATCAGTCTGCTGGGACATCACGGTGGTCAGAAGCGCATTCTGGCGATCCTGAGAAGCCGCGAACTTGAGGTTCTGGTTCTCAGCGGTCAGAGTGGCAATCTTATCCTGCGTGAAGTAGTCCATCATGCTGCGGAAATTGGCGTTGCAGTTGTCCACGATGGCGCGGGCGTTGTCTGCGATAGCCTGCCGGGTAGCGCAGTCCTCCGTTGCGATTGTGTACTTCAGGTCGCCGATGAGCTGCTTATTCTCGCAGCAGCAAGATGAAAGCTGCGTGGCAAGTGCGGTCTGACCAGCCTGCCGTGCGTTGCCCTCCTGCATGATGGCAAGGCTGATGGCGTTGTCGCCGTTGGACACGCTGCGCTCCAGACCGTTCACGAGCTGTGCGTTCTGGTAGCCAAGCTGACAGATGGCGCTGTTCACGCCTGCAAAGCCGTTCGCGATGTTGGCGTTGATGCCGTTGATCTGCGCCAGCTGGTCATAGCCCAGAGAGCAGATACCGCTCTGGATGCCCGCCAGAGAGC